ATGACCCGCACTCAGAAGGCCGCCGTCGAGGAGTTCCTGCAGCGCACCGGCCTCGCCGCCACGTTCCGCTTCAAGCCGCCGACCGCGCAGGACTTCATGGCCAGCAACAACGCCGAGTTCGGCGACTGCGACCGCAAGGACACCCGGTGGACGTCCGCCGACTTCGAGATCGTCCAGAACCTGGCCCTGCGCCGGCCGTCCGCACGCCAGCGCTTCGGCCGCTGGCTGCGCAACCACACCCTCGGCGCGTACCTGCGCTGGGAGCAGACCGCCGTCCAGGACCCGGCCACCGGCCTGTTCCTCATCCTCGGCGTGTTCCTGCCCGTCGCGTTCCTGGTCTTCGTGACCGTCGGCCTCGCCCTGACCCACCTCTGACTCGTACCCCACCAGCCCGACCGGATAGAAGGAGGACGCGGTGACCACGACCACGGAGCACCAGCCCCGCACCGATCGCATCGAGCAGGAACTGCTCGTCGTACGCGGGGAGATCGGTCGGACCGACACGAAGTCGTCGATCCTGCTGGCCAGCGTCGCGATCGTGGCGGGCCCGCTCGCCGAGCACGCCACGGACCTGATCCACGACTCCTGGCCGATCGCGACCCTCGCGGTCATCGCGGCCGCCACCGCTGGCGTCGCCACCTGGCTGCTCCTGGACGTGGTCCTGCCCCGGCTGAACACCGCCGGCAAGAGCAACTTCGTCCACTACGCCCGGTCCACGGACCACGCACAGCTCCGACGCCTCCTGAGCACCGACGCCGACCCGGACAGCGAGTTGGTGTCCCTCTCCCAGATCGCCGTCGCGAAGTACAAGCGGCTCACCCGCGCCGGACAGCTCCTCAAGATCTCCGGCCTGCTGTTCGCCGCCACCGCCGCCCTCGCCATCACTCTCTGACCGAAGGAGAACCACATGTCCGCCAAGCCGACCCCCGAGGCCGTCGCGGCCGTCCAGAACCTCGAGAACACGCTCAACCAGGCGATCGCTCAGCCGCAGACCACGTCGGTCGCGGACGTCGAGGCCGCCGCCTGGGAGGCCCACAACACGGTCGCGGCCGCCGGATGCACCGCCGCCGACGCCTTCCACGAGGCCGACCGCCGTAAGTAGCCCACCTCCACCCCGACCCGCACCAGCACACCTTCCGAAGGGACATCGCACGTCATGGCAAACAACCGCCGCAACACCAAGGCCCGGGGCGGCACCCCCGCGGCGAAAGCGGCTGCCGCCAGGACCGACCCCACCGGCGAGGAGCTGCTGGCGAAGGCCCGGACCGAAGCCGAGACCCTGCTCGCCGACGCCGAGCGTCTGGCCGAGACGACCCGCGCCGAGGCCCTCGCCGAAGCCGAGTCCACCGTCGGCGAGCTCCTCGCCGAGGCCCAGACCAAGGCCGAGACCCTGCGCACGCAGGCCGACGAGCAGGCCACCACCGTCCTAACCGAGGCCCGCCGGCAGGCCAAGAAGATCCAGGCGCAGGGCGCGGCCGAAGCCGAGCAGCTGCGTACGACCGCCGCCGAGGAGGCGAAGGCCGCCGCGGCTCAGCGTGTGGCCCTGGCACACCGGGAGGCGGCGACCGAGGTCACCAATGCCCGGGCCGAGGCGGAGCGGATTCGCTCCGACGCCGACAGCGCTGCGGACCAGACCCGGGCGGCCGCAGAGAACAGCGCGACCCAGCGCCTGGCCCAGGCCGAGCGCGACGCGGATGCCGTCCGCGTCGCCGCCCAGACCGAGGCCGCCTCGATCCGGGACGCCGCCACCCGCGAGGGCGAGCGCATTCTGGCCCTGGCCCGCAGCCGCGCCGACGGCATCCTCGCCGACGCGCAGCGGGCCCTGGACGCCGGCCGTTCGGACGCCGAGCAGGTCCGCACGGACGCGATCGCCGAGGCCGACCGGGCCCGGACGCTGGCCGCCGACGACGTCGAGCGGGCCCAGAACGAGGCCCGCCGCAGCCGTCAGGACGCCGACCAGATTCGGCACGAGGCCCAGCAGGCCGCAGAGGCCATCCGGGAGCGCGCGGAGGCTGCGGCCACCGCGCTGCGCACCGCCGCGCAGGACGAAGCGGAACGCATCCGGACCCAGGCGCAGGCAGAAGCGGAATCCGAGCGGCAGGCCGCGATCCGGGAGCGGGAGCAGGCCGCAGAGGTCGCCGCCCGGCGCATCAAGGCCGCCACCGACAACGCCGCGATCCTGCGCGAGCAGAGCGTGAAGGACCTCGAGACGGCGGCCACCGTCCGCCGGTTCGCCGACCAGGAGAAGGAGGAAGCGAAGCAGCTGACCGCGGCGGCAGAGGAGAAGATGGCCGCCGCCCTGGACCCCACCGTCGTCAAGCTGCGGGCCAAGAAGCTCAAGAGGGAGGACAAGGACGCCCGCCGCCAGGAGCGGGTGGAGCGTCGTAAGACCGGCGAGGAGCAGGTCACCTGGGTCCACTGGGTGCTGATCGCCATCATCATCGTCGGGGCCGGCTGCATCGGAGCGATCGGCTTCACCGGCTCGTACACGGCCGTGCGTGAGCTGGCCGAGGAGAAGGGCTTCGGCGACTTCTCGAAGTGGCTGCCGGTCGGAGTCGACGCCGGCATCGTCGTCCTGATCGCCTTCGACTTGCTCCTGACGTGGAGGCGGATGCCGTTCCCCCTGCTGCGGCACGCGGCCTGGGGCCTGACGGTCGCCACGATCTGGTTCAACGCCAGTGCGTCGTGGGGCGACCCCGTCGCGGTCGGCATGCACACCGTGATGCCGATGCTCTTCGTCCTGGCCACCGAGGGCGGTCGGCACGCCGTCGCCCACGTGGCAGCGCTCAGCAGCGGCACGCACGTCGAGTCGGCTGGCCTGGACCGCTGGCTGCTCGCCCTGCCCTCGACCGCCATCCTCGTCCGCCGGATGCGGGTCTGGAAGATTCGCGGCCTGGACGAGGCCCTCGATCAGGAACGCGACCGCATCGTCTACCTCGACTCGCTCAAGCAGAAGTACGGCCGGCGGAAGTGGCGCAAGCGGGCCACCCAGGAGGAGCTGCGTCCGCTCACCCTCGCGAAGCTCGGCATCCCGGTCTCCGAGACCCTTGCCGAGGGGAAGGCCGCCAGCCCGAGCAAGACCACGGTCCCGCCGAAGTCTCGCGAGACCGAGCGGTCCCGTCGGCCGAAGTCTCGACCGACCGGCGAGACCTCCGGCACAAGGTCTCGCGAGACCGCCGAGACCGGCGAGACCAAGTCCCGCGAGACCTCCGGGACCAAGTCTCGCGAGACCGCCGAGACCAGCGGGACCAAGTCTCGCGAGACCGCCGAGACCAGCGGGACCAAGTCTCGCGAGACCGCCGAGACCGGCGAGACCAAGTCCCGCGAGACCACGGACCCCAAGGTCTCGTCCCTGGAACCCCGGCACGCCGAGACCCAGAAACTCCTGGACGTCATGTGGTCTCGCGGCGGCGCCGACACCGTACGGCTCGGGACCGACAAGGTCCCGGGCGAGGCCGAGACGATCACCGGCCGACCGAAGGCCACCGCCGCGAAGCGACTCAGTGCGGCGCGAGACCTGTACAAGGCAGGCCGCCGCCGGGTGATCGAGACCGACACCGAGACCGAGACCGAAGCCCTCACGGGCACCGACAACTAACCGAAGGAGACCACGGTGACGCACACCCGCCTGCACGCCGAGACCGGTCGTGGGTCGAGGGACATCCTGCGCTCCGTCCGCAGCGAGATCGGCGCCGAGCTGCTGCGCCGGCACCCCGGCAGCAAGGGTGCCCAGTACGCGGCCAAGGACCTTCCGCTGCGCATGACGATCTACCTCGACGTCGACACCGACCGCGTGGCGGCGCGAATCCTCAACGCCGAGCGCCTTCGTACCAACCCGGGTGACCCGGAGGCCCAGCACCACTGGCTCGAAGAGCCGCTGGAGACCTGGATCGAGTACGACCTCGACGACCTCGACCGCGAGGGCCCGCTCCCCATCACCGAGTTCATGCACGTGCCCCCCTCCGCCGGCATCACGGCGCGGAGGCCGACCGCGGACCGCAGGCCGCGACGGGTCGTCATCCGAGCCGTCCAGCCCGGCCGCCCCCGCACCCTGCTACAGCGAGTGATGGGGCGCTGAGTCGATGCAGACACACGGAGAGCTCACGCCCACCCGCTTCGAGTGGGAGTCCGTCAGCCCCGCCCAGGCCGCCAAGGACCTGGCCGAGGCACTGGCCCACATCGAGAGCCTCAACCCCGCACGGGCCATCGACTGCACCGTCGTCCTCGATCTCGAACCCGGCGGACAGCCCCCGGAAACCCATCGCTCCACCGACCCGCCCACGTAACACAAAGTGAAGTTGTTGTTGTTGTCGCCCTGACCCACTCACCCGCAAACCCAGCCCAGGAGCCGAAAAACAGCCCCTGAGCTGCGGACAACAGGGCGACAACAACAACGACAACAACAACAAACCCCCGATCCGTAACCAGCAGTGACCGAACCGGAGATGAGGAAGCCTCCCCGTGAGCACCGACTTCGACTTCAACCCGCAGCCCTCGGTGGCGGCTGCGCCTGGGGCTCCGGGCACCGGCACCGCCACCCTCCCGCCGCCCGCCGCCCCTACCCCTCGTGCGGCGACCAAGCCCGCTGCTGAGATCGACGCCGAGCCGATCAGCGGCCTGAAGACCCTTGCGATCACCGCCGCTCCCCCCATCGCGATGATTGCAGCGAGTTACCTCGCTCACCTCTACGGACAGTGGCTGATGGTCGGTCTGTCCATCGCCGCTGTCATCGCAACGGCCCTTGGCGTGAAGGCCCTGTGGCGCCGAGCCCGCGATCGCCGCACCACCAAGGGCAGCCGCGCCGCCCGTACCGCGCGCACCAACCCCTCCGCCCGAGCCGGGGGCCGCGTTCTGGGCAGTCGGGGGACCGGGGCCACCGGCAGCAGCAGCGGCAGCGGGCTGTTCGGCCGCGGCGGCAAGGGAGCCGCCGGCCGCAAGACCGCCGCCCAGGCGTCCGGTGGAACGAGCCCGAGCGCCAGCGCACGCTCGGCCAAGCGCAACGCCACCGCGGTGAGGACCGGCGCAGGTAAGGGCTCGGCCGGCCGGGGCCCGGTCGGGCGCCACATCACCAGCGGGCGTGGCACCGGGCCCGGCAAGTCCACCGGGCGTACCGGCGCTGGGGGCCTCGGCTCGAGGTCATCCGCAGCGCGGACCGGCGGCGGCACGACGACGCCGTACAGCTCGGCAACTCGGGCGGGCGCGGGCACACGCTCGGGCACCGGCCGGTCGACGAGCCGTCGTACCGGGGCGCACACGAAACCCGGCCTGACCAAGCGCGCCCTGACCAAGCTCACCGGCCGCAACCGCAACTCCTCGGGCAACTCGGCCGGCGGTTCGTCCGCAGGGTCAACGGCCGCAGCCAAGAAGATCGAGGCCGCGAAGAAGAAGGCGGCGCTGCAGAAGAAGAACGCCCCGTCGAAGCCGACGGTCAAGACGACCGGGCGGAAGGCCGCCGCTGCGATCCGGGCGGCGAAGAAGGCCGGGAAGAAGATTCCGGTCACGTCGAGCAAGAAGCCGACCACCACCAAGAAGTCCCCGAAGAAGGGAGCAGCGAAGCCCCCGACGAAGACGAAGCGGAATGCCAACGCTGCCGGTAAGCGGAAGGGCAAGAACACCACCACTACGCCGGAGAAGAAGGCGTACACCGCAGGTGCCAAGAAGATGCACCGGCGCCTGAAGCGGGCCGCGACCAGCCGCAAGGTCCGCATGATGAAGCGCGGCGGCAAGAAGCTGTGGCGCGGCGGCCGGCGGGCGATGCGGGCGGGCAACGCCTTCGTCTCGCCGCTGATCGCCAAGGGCGTCATGGGCATCGGCAAGCGGCTGGGCTGGGCCCACCGGCACATGCTGCGCATCGCCAACTCCAGCAGCGGCCCGAACTACATGCCCCGGATCGCCCGCGGCATGGCCTGGGGTCTGGCGAAGGCCCTGCGCTCCGGCCAGTGGGTCATGCGCCGGAAGACGGTCTCCTCCTGGCTGCTGCGCCACTACGCCGCCACCGGTCTCGCCAACCCCGTCGGGATCGCCGCCTCCGTCGCCCGCAAGGTCAGCCTCAAGAAGGCCGTGAAGGTCAGCCCCGGGGCGCCGGTCCCGATCCACGTACCCGCCACCCCCACCACGACAGGAGCCAAAACCGTGGGTGCCACCCCGATTGAAGCAGTCAGCGAAGCCTTCGACATCGTCACCGGCCAGTACGAGCCGCAGACCGTCGAGGAGCTGACCCAGCACCTCGACGACCTCGCCCCGATGTTCGAGAACTTCGCCGAGTCCCTGCAGCGCATGGCAGAGCGCCTGCAGGACCAGTACGGCGTCAAGCCCGGTGTCGTCGAGATGGTCCTCGAGTTCGCCTCGGCCAACGCCGGGATGGTCGACATGGTCCAGAGCGTCATCGAGTCCTGGCGCATCGAGCAGGCCGAGGACATCGAGCGCCACGAGAACCCGCGTCCGAACGAGAACGAGTTCTGGAACGTCCAGTCCTGACGCCGCCCGGCACCCACTCTCCCCACCCAGCACCCATTCCCGGAAGGACACCGAATCCCATGGCAGCCACCAAGACCCGCAGCAGCGTTCCTCCCCAGGACGCCTACAAACTGGGCCGAGCCGCCACCGTCCCGGTCAGCAGCCTGTGGCTCGGGGCCGGCGCGTGCTTCATGAACCAGTTCGACGCCATCAGCGACAGCACCACCCTCGAGCTGATGGGCCTGCCCCTGGGCACCCACGCCTCCCTCGCTCTCGGCGGCGTCGCCCTGGTGTCCACCGGCGCGACCGCTCTGGGCGCCTGGGCCAAGGGCGACGCCGAGCGCTCCAACGGCCTGCGCGGCATGGGCCTGTGGCAGGGCCTCTACCTGACGACGGCCGTCGCGGCCGCGACTTCGTGGCTGACGTACGCCGCAACGACCGGCCCGTTCAGCCTGAGCAGCGCCGCCTCCTTCATCGGAGCCACCTCCATCTACACCCTGCTGTACCCGTGGTTCCGGTACTCCCGCCGCGAGGAGATCGCCGCCGAGCACGAGAGCCGCTACGCGGGCGACCCGGCCGACCGCGAGGCCACCGAGTGGGAGGGCGTCTTCCAGCGCCGCAACCTCAAGGGCGTCCGGGAGACCGGCGAGCGCATCGACCGCGGCTCCGGCTACAGCATCCGCCTGGACCTGACCGCCTCCAACGGCTCGGTGACCCCGGCGCGCCTGGAGAACGACGTCCGCGCGATCGAGGTCGCCAAGGGCGACGTCCGCGCCGGGTCCGTGCGCTTCGAAGAGATCCGCGGCGCGGCCGGCCAGGTGTGGATGCACGTCACCACCCGCGACGTCCTCTCCGAGTCCTTCCCGCTCGAGGACGAGCACGGCCCGATCAGCATCAACGACCCGTTCCCGATCGCCGTCTACGAGGACGGCGAGCCGGTCATGCTGCTGATGCGACAGAACGCCGTTCTCATCGCTGGCATGCGCGGCTCGGGCAAGTCCGTCCTGCTCCACATCATCCTGTCGTACCTCACCCGCTGCGCCGACGCGGTGATCTGGATGACCGACATGGGCGGCGGCGCGACGGCCCGCCCGTGGCTGCGGCCGTTCCTGGAGAAGCGCCCGGGCTGCAACCGGCCGGTCATCGACTGGGTGGCCACCACTCCCGAAGAGGCGCTGCTGCAGCTCGACGCCGCCATGGCCGTCGTCGACGGCCGGTCCGCCCGGGTCAACGGCAAGCTCGTCCCCACTGCGGACGAACCGGCGATCATCCTGGTCAGCGACGAGGTCGCCGACCTCTTCGAGCAGGTCCCGGAGGCCGCCGTCGCCAAGCGCCGGATCAAGAAGAAGGGCCGCAAGGCCGCCCTCGACGAGATCGACGCCGTCCAGCGCGGCACCGGCCCCAACATGGGCGGCGGCGAAAACAAGAGCCAGTACGACTCCCGGATCGGGATGCGTATGGGCGAGCGCAACGAGACCCGCTACGTCTTCCCGGACGACTACCGGGCGATGGACCTGTCCAGGCTCGAGTTCGACGGCTCGCTCTACGCCAAGCTCAAGGGCTCCGGCGTGCGCCGGCCGATGCCGGCCAAGGGCAAGTACGTCAACGACTCCGACCCGGAGAACATCGCCCGCCTGGCCGAGCAGCACACCTGGATCCGCCCGTCCCTGGACGACAGGGCGATCGCCGACATCCGCGCCGCGATCGGCGACCAGTACGACACCCGTTGGGAGTTCGAGCGGATTCGCCACCTCCTGGAGGGCGAGGCCACCGACGACGACACCCTCGTCGGCGCCACCACCGGCGCCAGCGCCCGCGTGTCGGCCCCCGCACCCCGCGCCGTACAGGGACGGACGACGGCCCCCGCGCGCAACGGCGGCTTCGGGTCGACGGCCGAGCGCCTGGGCCTTCCCCCGTCGCAGATCTGGAACGCGCTCGGCGTCACCGAGCAGCGCGGGGGCACAACGACCCGGACTGCCGACCCGGCGCCCAAGGATGACGTCGTCGTTGAGTTCGACCGCTATCGCAACGCCGGCGGCCGCACCCCGCACCCTTCCGCACACCCGACCGCACCCACGCGGCCGACTACCCCCGCACGTCCGGCCGCCCCGGCCCCGGTCGACCCGACCGAGGACAAGAGCATCGACCCGCGCCGCGCCTTCGTTCGGCGCGTGGTCAAGGAGTCCGGTGCCCCCGGCTGCACCACGCAGGAGATCTTCGCTCGTCTCAACAACGAGTACGGCGGCAAGGGGTATGACCGGGCCACCGTCCAGACGTGGCTCGCCCACGACGTCCAGGACCAGCTCATGCACCGCCTGCGCCGGGGCCTGTACAGCTGGGGCCCCGAGGCGACGTCGGAGAGCACGGAGGACGAGCAGGCCCTCCCGCAGCCGACCGAGCCCGTGGCCGAAGCCCCGGTCGAAGCCGCCCCGCGCCCGGCGCAGCACCGGCTCGCCAGCGGCAACACCTACTCGCTGCCCCCGCTGGACCTCCTGAAGGCCGGCAGCCCCGCCAAGGAGCACACCGAGGCCAACGACGCCGTGGTCATGGCGCTGAAGACCGTCTTCGCCCAGTTCAAGGTCGACGCCCAGGTCACCGGCTTTTCGCGCGGCCCGACGGTCACGCGCTACGAGGTCACCCTCGGGCGGGCGGTGAAGGTCGAGCGAATCACCGCGCTGGCGAAGAACATCGAGTACGCGGTCGCCAGCCCCGACGTCCGGATCATCAGCCCGATCCCCGGCAAGTCGGCGGTCGGCGTGGAGGTCCCGAACACCGACCGCGAGGTGGTCAACCTCGGTGACGTGCTGCGCCTGGCCGAAGTCACCGAAGACGACCACCCGCTGCTGGTGGCACTCGGCAAGGACGTCGAGGGCGGCTACGTACTGGCCAACCTCGCGAAGATGCCGCACGGCCTGATCGCCGGAGCCACCGGGGCCGGCAAGTCCTGCTGCATCAACTCGCTGATCACCTCCATCCTCATGCGGGCGACCCCCGACGACGTACGCATGGTCCTGATCGACCCCAAGCGGGTCGAGCTGTCCGCCTACGAGGGCATCCCGCACCTGATCACGCCGATCATCACCAACCCGAAGAAGGCCGCCGAGGCGCTCCAGTGGGTCGTCCGGGAGATGGATCTGCGCTACGACGACCTCGCGGCGTACGGCTACCGGCACATCGACGACTTCAACCAGGCCGTACGCAGTGGCAAGCTGAAGGCCCGGGCGGGCAGCGAGCGTGAGCTCAAGCCCTACCCGTACCTGCTCGTCATCGTCGACGAGCTCGCGGACCTGATGATGGTCGCCCCGCGCGACGTCGAGGACTCGATCGTCCGCATCACCCAGCTGGCCCGCGCCGCCGGCATCCACCTGGTGCTCGCCACGCAGCGCCCCTCGGTGGACGTCGTCACCGGCCTGATCAAGGCGAACGTGCCCTCCCGGCTCGCCTTCGCCACCGCCTCCCTCACCGACAGCCGGGTCATCCTCGACCAGCCCGGCGCCGAGAAGCTCATCGGCGAGGGCGACGGACTGTTCCTGCCCATGGGCGCGAACACCCCCGCACGCGTACAGGGCGCCTACGTCACCGAGGACGAGATCGAGGTGATCGTCGGCCACTGCAAGAACCAGATGACGCCCGTCTTCCGAGCAGACGTCGCCGGCACCCAGCAGACGCAGGAGACCGGCACGGAGGACGACGACGACCTCGAGCTGCTGAAGCAGGCCGCCGAGCTGATCATGTCCACCCAGTTCGGCTCGACCTCGATGCTCCAGCGCAAGCTGCGCGTCGGCTTCGCCAAGGCCGGCCAGCTCATGGACACCCTGCAGGCCCAGGGCGTCGTCGGCCCCGCCGACGGCTCCAAGGCCCGCGACGTCCTGGTCCCCGCCGACGACCTCGACCAGGTCCTGGCCACCCTGCACACCAACACGGCGGGGGAGTGACCGGCATGGCCATCAGCCTCTCCGCAGTCCTCCTGCTCGCGATCGTCCTCGTCGTCCTGAACCGCAGCGGCCGGCTGCGGATCGGGCCCGCGATCGCGGCGGTCCTGTTCGGCTTCTTCCTCGCCAGCACCGGCATGGCCCCCGCCATCACCCGGACCCTCAACGCCGTCGCCGAAACCGTCGGCCAGATCAGCCTCTGAACAACCTCCGCAGAACTGGACCCCCCCCGTGAACCCCAACCCCGACGCGGCCGACGAGTTGGCCGTCGTCTTCGAGGGCGACGGCACGCGCGTCGTCGCCCTCCTCGACCCCGCCCTGATCGACAGTCCGCTTCGCCGGTCCCTGCGCCACCGAACCGCCGCAGACGCCCCCACCATCAACCCCCCGGGAGAAACCCGATGACCCAGCAGCAGCCCCCCGTGAGCGACGACCTCTCCGAGACCCTCTTCAAGGACTGGCCGTCCCTGGACGCGGCCGCGTTCCCGCCCGGCCACCCCGACGCGCCGCCCGCACCCGTCCCCCCGCCCCCGCCGGGCATGGTCTGGGCTCTGGCCCCCAACGGCCAGCGCGTCCTGGCCTACCTGCCCCAGCCCGACACCCACGCCACGCCGGAACCGTCCGAGCCCGCGCGCAAGGACCCCTGGCCGATGCGGATGCTGGCCGGCGGAGGTTCATCCGCCGCCGTCCTGGGTGTGGTCGGTCACTACGGCCCCGGCCTCAACGCCGCCGGGCACGCCGCCCAGATGGCCGGCATCGGCGTCGCGGCCACCGCGGCCGGCGTCGGTGCACTCGTCCTGATCGTCAAGGGCGGACTGGCGCGGCAGTCCGGAACCAACGTCAGCGTGAACGTGAACGTCACCAACTCCTCCTCCAGCACCTCCACCTCGCGGTCACGGGGAGGACGCCGGTGACCCGGTACCCGGCCGGGGCGGGCCGCCGAAAACGGCCCCCACGTCCCCACCGCGGCCGCCACAGACCGGCCTCGCCCCCACACCGTCCGCCCACCACCGAAGGAGCATGATGGCCACCACCTCCCGCCACCCGCGCTTACCGCGGCGCCGCCCCCGCCGCCCCGCCCGCGGCCGCACCAACCAGGCGGCCACCCGTACGTCGCGCGGCCGCCGACCCAAGCAACGCCGCCTCAGTACTGGAGACCGCCTCATCTGGTTCCTGGGCACCCTTGTTCTCGGCAGCCTCTACGTACGGGCCCACCCCTGGGTCGGCTGGGTTCTGCTCGCCGTTCTGGTCGTCGCCCTGGTCCTCGCCGTGCTCGCGTTCCGTCGCGGCCGGCGGCGCCACCGGCGGCTGATTCAGGGGGTGCGCACCCTGCAGGAGTTCGGGGAGATGACGCCAGGGAACTTCGAGCACGCGGTGGCCGAGCTGTGCCGGCGCGACGGCTGCCGCAACGTCCGAGTGGTCGGCGGCTCCGGAGACCTGGGCGCCGACGTCCTGGCCACCACGCCGCTGGGCAAGGCGCTGGTCATCCAGTGCAAGCGCTACGACGCCGGCAACCTCGTCGGCAGCCCGGAGGCGCAGAAGGTCGGCGGCACGGCCCGGCCCGTGCATGGAGCCGACGAGGTCGCCATCGTCACCACCAGTGACTTCACTTCCGAGGCGCGGCGGTACGCGGCCCTCCCCTCGGTGAACATCCATCTCCTGGGCGGCCAGCAGCTCATCCGCTGGCAGGCCGACGGGTGGCAGCCGCCCTGGCTGTGACCTCCGCACTACCGCACCACCGAGGGCCCGCGACCACCAGGTCGCGGGTCCTTCGCCATACCTACCAGAGGGAGACCGAACGATGACCAGCCAGCAGCAGAGCGCCTACCTCGCAATCGCGGACCAGCTCCGCCAGCAGATCAGGAACCATCCCTCCATGACCGACCTTCCGTCCGTCGGCGACCTCATGGCCGAGCACGCCGTCTCCCGAAGCACCGTGCGGCGCGCGCTCGCCGTCCTGCACCAGGAAGGGCTGGCGGAGCCGCTGCCCGGCGGCGGATGGAACGTCAGGCCCTGACCGGCCCGCCGCCGGGACGATCGTGGCCCGGCGGCCGGGTGACGGCGGTCAGGTGAGCGGGGTGGTTCACTTCCGCCGCAGCCGCTTGCAATCGTCGCAGGTGACGTAGGCCAGGTACTTCGCGTAGCGGCCGTCGCCCCAGCCCAGGTCCTGGTCGGTCGGCGGGGCCCCGCACAGCGTGCGGCTGCCGTTCTCGCTGGCGCTGTACTGGACCCGGTAGAAGCCGTTGCCGCGCTTTCGCGCGGTGGGCTGCCGGATGTGGGAGGTCATGCTGCTCTCCATTCAGGCCGCGAGTGCCTGCTGGGCGGTCTGGGCGATGAGGTGCTCGGTCCAGTACTCGGCGTCGGTACGGCCGATCTCGAAGGCGATGAGGTCGGCCTCGTCGGCGAACTCGGGCCGCTCCGTGCTGTCCTCCGGCGCGGGCCGCTCGATCGTGTAGGTGCCGCGGTGGACCGTGTAGGCCAGGAGACGGTCGAGACGGAAGGCTCGGTCCTCGCCGGTCTCGCGGTCCATCCCGTGGATCAGGATCCGGCCGTCGGCCGTGGTGGTGAGGTCGTAGATCTCGAGCGTGCGGAGCGTCTCGACCAGGGCGCCGGTCTTGCGGCCGTGCTCGTTCTTCTCTTCCTTCAGGACCTGGATGGTGACCGGGCGCTGGCGGGCCAGCGCCCGGTACAGGTCTTCGAGGGTCCGAAGGTTCGTCTGCTTCGCGGTGTGCCTCATCGGTTGCCCCCCTGGCTCGCTCCGGCGTCCTTACTCCCCAACTATACAACGTGACGTTGTAAAGATGGAAGCGATTAGGGGTACTGAATCAGCTTCCTTGTGTATTGGGTTTCGTGTACCGTGGGCAGCGCCGAGACGGGCGAAAGGGCACGCCCCATCGGCCGACCGGGACAAGTCCGCATGCGGACCGTCTCTGGTCGGAGCAGGGAGAGTGGGTGCAGGAACGTCGGCCCCGGTCGCGGAACCCTCGCGGGCTTCTGCGACCGGGGCCGACGTGCGTGCCGACGTCGTGCCGACCCGCCCTAGTCGTTGAGGAGTCGGTCGGGGGCGGTAGCCCACCAGAACGTGAGCTGCTCGTTCGTGGCCAGGCCCTGGGACTGCCGCAGCTTCGCCATGTCGTCCGCAATGGTGCGCTGCTTGACCCCCAGCTGGGCGCCGGCCTGCGCGTAACTCAGGCCGGCGCAAATGGCCCGGAGAATGCTCCGCTGCCGAGGTGTGGTGACTGTGGCCGGCGCGGGTAGCTCCGACTCCGCCGCCGCCCGCTCCGACTCCACCGGAATACCCGTGGTGTCCCACGGGGCGGCGCGACGCCACTCGTTTTCGAAGACCTGCTGGAAGTAGCTGATCGCGGCAGGGTCGCGGATGTACCAGGCGCCGGCCGAAACGGGCTTCTTGGGGTCCGGCACGAAGGCGTGCGCGTCGTCGATGACGATCGTCTTGATGATGGGAGCGTCAAGGGTGCGTACTCGCGCTCCCGCTTCGGTCACCACGCTGACCCACCGGCGCGTGGCCGCCACGGCGAGGTTGGCTCGCTGGTAAAGGGTCCGGATCCTGACTCCGCTGCGCAGCAGCTCCACGTCCCGGGCCACCGACTTCTCCAGACGATTGCGGGGGCGTTTGCCCGGATGCATGGTGAGGACCTCGGATCGTGCCGAATCCGTCACGCGGGCCATGACCTTATGCACACTGTTGGCGCCTTCGAGGAAGACCGATTCCGTCGGCATGGAGGAACGCCACCCTGATCCTCCGCCGCGAGCCTGTTCGGCTTCGAGGTCATCCAGGAAGGCCCGGATTCCGGACGAGAACTCCACCGCTTCAGCAAGCTGCCGCTTTGCGGACTGCTGCAGGTGCGACTCGATCTGAGAGCGCTGGGCAATTACGAAGAGCCCTGGGCGATACAGCTCGGGAACCAAGATGCCAAGACCGTCCAGCTCGGCAAAGCCCGGATCGGAGGGCGAGATTAGCTCCTCGTTCAGAACCCGTCGCAGCAGTGCTCGGCCTTGCGACGTGAGACCGGGGAGGGCGCGCGAGTCTGACGAACTGTCCTCTTCGTTCATAAATATGTCCGCATCCTAGTGCGTTGCGTGTAGATGCACCCGACGATGCCTTGCCCTGCTTCGCAGGTCCAATAGATTCTGTGCCGGAGTCATATGCGTTGTCCCGTCACCTTACTGACGGGCGATGCGGTAGTCAGGCCAACTCCGGGGGCGTGACCGCCCCCCAGACCAAGGGGATCTCCATGCTTACGTCTCGCAAGCTGCGATCGGCGGTCATGTCCGCCCTCGCCGTCGCTCTGGCTGGGATAGCCTTCCTTGCCGCACAACCCGGACAGGGCCAGGACGTGCGCGCCGACATCAACTGGAGCAGCGCCGACACACCCACGGATCCGGCCCCTGATGTGCAGCCGGCAGTCCACGACCCCAACTGGGGCTGAGTCAGTCCATGCCGCCCCTGGCGCCCGCGTCGAGCACTTCGACAGCAGGTGCCGGGGGAACGCACGAGAGTCGGTGCGACCGTTCAAGAACACCGCGCCGCACCGTCCCCCAGTCGCATCGTCCACGTCGAGGCGATTGACCAGAATGCCGCGTCCATGCCGGGAGGGCAGTACCTCATGCACCGCCAGCACGTCTTGCCGCGTACGGAGGGCATAGCGGTCGAACAGGTCGCCGCTACCCAGCCCCCGCCCACAAGCGCAGACGTCCGGCGCGCTCCCTTGGCAGCCACCTCACACCCCACCGCCTCCCCGCAGAGCGTGACGCTCGCCTGTGTCCGCGCAGCCGGGATGGAAGGCAACCTCCCCGACATCGGCCAGGTGATCAGCACCTTGCGGGCGTCCGCCGATATGCGCTTCTCGGCACCCACCAGGCACGACGCACATTGACGCTGGCCTGGAGCCATCTGATCATCGGAGCGCAGAGGGCCCGGCCAGAACACCCTGTTCCTTCTCTAATCTCCCCCGTGCCGAGAAGCCGCCGGGCCCCCACGACCACACCGCCCCTGGCGGCCCCGGCGCCCAGCGCGCCCCAGACCACCCGGCAGAGGTTGAGAGCGGCCCCGGTGACGCCCGAGCAGGGCTCACCGGGGCCGACGGCGTTCGGCTACCTCTCCCGGCGCTCGGCGACCAGGGCGAAGCGCTCGTCCTCCGCTTCGGCACGGAACCGCCGAACGGCCGACTCGAGCATGCCGTCCGCATCGAGGTCGTGCACCGTCACCAGAGCCCGCCGCACCGCTACGAGGAACCACCCCACATCCTGCGCCGAGCCGAGCCGCTGCCATGCCTCGGCTCGCACCGAAGCCGCCCGGTCCTCACCCCCAGCGACGGCGCGCAGCAACAACTCGGGCGTCACCGTTCCGTCGGCCGCGTGGAACACGTTGGTCAGCACGTCCTCGATCACCTCCTCCGCGATCTCCCGGTCCTCGCTCAGCACTCCGCATCGCCCGTCGAGCAGGCTGTTGACGAACCGGCCGCCCGATTCACAGGCCGTCAGCGCCATCGCCATGTCCTCGGCCGCCGTCGGCTCCTTGCCCAGCGCTGCCCGGCTACGGCTGTAGTGCCCCACTGCGGCCTCGCCCCAGACCGCTCGCTCGCGGTTGCTGCTGTCGCCGTCGTTCACCATGGTTCTCCTCCGAGATCCGTCGCGTCCTTGGGTGCCGCCCCGGCCCGCGGTTACCGGGGCGGCACGCCATTCATCACTCCGCTCCCGCCCCGGACGCAAGCCCCTGAAACCCGCCCTGTGCTGGGCGTATGCCGGCAGACCGGAGGGTGTGCGCTGCCAGCACACGGCTGGGAAGGCCAAGAGCCCGCCCCCCTTTCCTGAAGGGGGGCGGGCTCTCGATACGGCAGGGGGCTCAGTGGGGGAGGGGGAGCTTGCCCTTGAGGGTGTGCGGCTGGAGCTTGACCCAGTCGCAGCGCCTGCTCCGTGAAGTCGGTCTTCGCGTCGTTCGGTGTGAGGTAGACACCGAGGACCTCCCCGCCCTCGCACTCCTACCCCTTGATCATGACCCAGACCTGCATGGTTTCCGCCCCCTCGTGGTGTGCCGGGTACCTCCCTGCACACAAAGAACAATACAACAGAACGTTGTAAAGTTAAAGAGGTTCTCCGCCGCCATCCATCTCTGAACACGGCCCCACCAGCACGACGCCCACCCCGAGCGCGGCCGGCGTACGGGAAGATGGATCACGGCACGCGGGGTGTTCGGAGCCGACATGGGCACTGCCACGCCTGCCGCCACCGTGACCTTCGTCGCCACCCGCGACATTCCCTTCGACCAGCTCGACCGCTTCGACGGCAACGCCCGCCGCGGTGACGTCGACGCCATCCGGTCCTCCATCCGCCGGCACGGGCAGTACCGGTCCCTGGTCGTACGCGCTACCGGCGAGGACCGGTACGTCATCCTGGCCGGCAACCACACCCACGACGCCCTCAAGGCCGAGGGCCACGCCACCGCACGCTGCGAGATCATCGAGTGCGACGACGACCAGGCCCGGCGCATCAATCTGGCGGACAACAAGCTCGCCGAGCTCGGCACGTACGACACCGACGCGCTCGCCGAGCTCCTGACCTACCTCGACGGGGACCTCGAGGGCACCGGCTACAGCGACGCCGACGTCAGCGAACTGCTCGGCGCCGACACCGAGGACGAGCCGCTCACCGACGTCGACGACATCCCCGACGTGCCGGCCGAGCCCCGCTCCAAGCCGGGCGACGTGTGGATCCTGGGCCGGCACAGGCTGCTCGTCGGCGATTCCACGGACGTTGCCGCCGTCGAGGAGATGCTCGAGGGTGACCGCTGCGACGCGATGTGGACCGATCCTCCGTACGGCGTCGACTACGTCGGCAAGACGAAGGACGCCCTCACCATCCAGAACGACGGCGCCACCGACCTGCCGGAACTTCTGGCCGGAGCCTTCGCCACGGCGACCGCAGCCCTCAAGCCGGGCGCCCCGGTCTACGTCGCGCACGCCGACACCGCCCGCATCGTCTTCGAGACCGCGATGCTCGAGGCCGGCTGGCACGTTCGGCAGAACTTGATCTGGGTCAAGGACACGATGGTCCTGGGCCGCTCGGACTACCACTACCGCCACGAGCCGATCCTGTACGGCTTCACCGACGCTCCCGCCGGGTCCGGACGGCTCGGCCGCGGCGGCGACCGGTGGTTCGGCGACAACGCCCAGACGACCGTCCTCGAGGTGCCCAAGCCCGCGCGGAACACCGAGCACCCCACCTCCAAGCCCGTCGACCTCATCGTCCCGGCACTTCACAACTCCTGCCCGGCCGAAGGGCTGGTCTACGAGCCCTTCGGCGGCTCCGGCTCGACGCTCATTGCTGCGCAGGCCACCGGTCGCAGCGCCCGAGTCGTCGAACTCGATCCCCGGTACGCCGATGTGATCTGCCGCCGCTACCAGGAACACACCGCGGAGCAGCCGGTCCTCAAGTCGACCGGTGAGAGCTACGACTTCGCCGCTCAGCCCGACGAGTAGGAGGGGTCTGACGCATGCCCGCGTCCAAGGCGCAACGCGCCTCCACGGCCAAGCGCCGAGCACAGGCGATCGCGCTGCGCCTGGCCGGCATGGACTACCAGACCATCGCCGATCGACTCGACTACTCCTCGCGCGGTGCGGCATCCAAGGACGTCCACCGCGCCCTCGAGGAGAATCTCGAAGCCGAGTCGGCGGCCGCGCAAACCCTGCGCGAACTGGAAGTCCAGCGTCTGGACCGCATGCAGGCCGCCGCCTGGGCCAAGGCGGCCAAGGGCGACCTCAAGGCGATCGAGACCGTCCTGAAGGTCATCGACCGGCGCTGCCGGCTCCTCGGCCTGGACAAGCCGGCCCGCGCAGAAATTACCGGCACCGACGGTGGTCCGCTGCAGGTGGAAGCCGTCGACCTCGCCGAACTCGAGGCGCTGATCACCATGATCGACGACTCAGCCGGCACTTCCGGCCCGGCGACGCCCTGATGCCGGCGCACCCCGCGGCGTACGGGCGACTCGCCACCCAGCTGCGCCTGACCCTCGACCCCGACCTCCGTGACCAGCTCCTGGACACCTGGCTCGACTACCGCGATCACGCCACCGAGTGGGACGCGCACCGGTGGGGCCTGGAGCCCGACGACTGGGCCGCACGCGTCATCGCCTCGGCCCGCAGCGAAGGACTCACACCCTCATGACCGAACCCACCCTGCCCGGCGTCACGTACACCGCCACCCGCGACATCGCTCTCGACGACCTGACCCGCTACCCGGGCAACCCCCGGCGCGGCGACGTCGAGGCTCTGCGCGCTTCCATCCGCCGGCACGGCCAGTACCGCTCCCTGGTCGTCCGGGACACCGGCACCCAACTCGTCGTGCTCGCCGGCAACCACACCAGCGACGCGCTGCGCGCCGAAGGCGCGGCCACCGCCCGCTGCGAGGTCATCGAATGCACCGACGACCAGGCCCGGCGCATCAACCTGGCCGACAACAAGCTCGCCGAACTCGGCACGTACGACGAGGAGGACCTCGCGGCCATGCTCGTGGCGCTCGACGGCGACCTCGACGGTACCGGCTGGAGCGCCGGCGAGGTCGCCCGGCTGGTCTCGGCCGAGCTGCCCGAAGGGTTCCCGGCGTACGACGAGAGCATCGCCGACGGCCTTCTCAACCCCACCACCCACACCTGCCCCAACTGCGGGCACACCTTCACCGGCGCGGAGGCCGCCGCGTGAGCGCTCCGGTCATCAACTCCCGCCTCGCGTACGGTCAGCTCCTGGCGGAGATGTGGGCCGCCCACCTCGCACCGGCCGCCGCCGACGCACCGACGGTGGTGTCCACGTTCGCTGGGGCCGGCGGCTCCAGCCTCGGCTACTCCATGGCCGGCTACCGGGAGCTGCTGGCCGTGGAGTGGGACGACCACGCTGCGGCGACCTTCGCCCGCAACTTCCCCCACGTCCCGCTCCACCACGGCGACATCAGCGACTTCGACCCGGCCAGCCTGGGCCTGGAGCCGGGCGAACTCGACGTGTTCGACGGCAGCCCGCCCTGCCAGGGCTTCTCCGTCGCCGGCCGCCGCCAGGTCGACGACCCGCGCAACCAACTCTTCCGCCAGTACGTACGGCTACTGGAGCACTGGCAGCCCAAGGCGTTCGTCATGGAGAACGTCGCCGGCATGGTCAAGGGCAGGATGCGCACCCTCTTCGCCGAGATCCTGCAGACCCTCAAGCAGGCGCGCCCCGGCTACCGGGTCGTCGCCCGCCTGATGGACGCCAGCTACTTCCAGGTCCCGCAGCGCCGACAGCGCATGATCTTCGTCGGGGTCCGCGCGGACCTCGGCATCAAGCCGCCCCACCCCGCCGCGATCGCGCGCCCCATCACCGTCCGCGAAGCCCTCGCCGACCTCACCGACCCCGGCCCCTTCCAGCGCCCTGCGGGCAAGGCCGCGCTCGTGGCCCCGTTGATTCGGCCCGGCCAGAACGGTGGTGAGGCTCTGGTAGAGCGTGGAGGGAAGAAGGCGTACTTCAGCCTGGAACGCCTCGCCTGGGACCGGCCCTCCTACACGCTGATCAAGGAGATCAGCGCGTCCCGCAACGGCCTTCTCCACCCCGAGGAGGACCGGCTTCTCGGCATCCGCGAACTGGCCCGGCTCCAGTCCTTCCCCGACGAGTACGACTGGGGCAACAGCCCCGTCGACAAGGTGTGGATGCGACTGGGTAACTCGGTGCCGCCACTGCTGATGCGGGCCATCGCGCAGACCTTGCGGAACGAGGTCCTGTGAAGGCTGTGGTCGACGGCCGGCTGATCCAGACCGCGGCCCAAGCATCGCCCCGCCCACGGGGGTACCACGCCGCCTCCGGGCGGTGTGTCTCATGGAGGACACCCGCATGGCCGACACCCCCCACTGGAGCGAAGCCGACCGCCGGGCGGAGACCGTACGCATGCGCCAGTCCGGCAAGGACTTCCAGGAGATCGCGGACGCGCTCGGGTTCCCTGATCGTGCCGCCGCGGCCACCGCCTTCGCCGACGCGTTCGACGACGGCGACCACCTCGACCCGGCCGTACGGCACCAGGCCGAGAGCCACAGCCTGGACGCGCTGCAGGACGCGATCTGGCAGACCGCTCTCGGCGGCGACCTCGACGCGATCGAGGCGGTGCTGCGCCTGAGCGAGCGCCGCAGCCGGCTGCATGGACTGGACGCGCCGACCCGGCTCGAGGTCGCGCTCGCTCCCCTGGACGTGATCTCCATGACCGACGCAGAGCTGGAGGAACTCCTCGCCCTCGGCGGCGACCCTCCGATATGAGAGATCATGTACAGGTGCGCGGGGGTGCACGGAGCCCCTGATGATGCAGGCGCAGGACCGGGAGCAGCGCCTCCTGACCCGCTACCGCACCCTTCCGCGCGAGCAGCGCCTGGCCATCGCGCGTACCGCCTCGCCCGACCTTCGCATCCGACTGGCCCACCTCGAGCGCGAGATGGCCATGGACCGCTCGCCCGGGTCACTGGCCGCCCTGCTCACCGGCGGTCGCGAGCTGCAGCCCCGTCACCTTCAGCTCATTGACAACGCGTTCATCCGCATCGCCCGCGGCGAGCGCGTACGGCTGCTGCTCAACATGCCTCCGAGGCACGGGAAAAGCCAGCGGGCGGCCCGGTGGGCGCCGCTGTGGTACCTGCGCCGCAACCCGACCCACCGGTTGATGATCGCCTCGTACTCGGCGGTACTCGCCGAGGGCCACGGTCGGTGGCTGCGCGACTCGATCAACGAGCACGGCGAACAGCTCGGCATCTCCCTGCGCTACGGCTCCAAGGCCGCCGGGCGGTTCGACCTCGCCGGCAGTCCCGGCGGGCTGGTGACCGCCGGCGTCGGCGGATCGCTGACCGGGATGGGCGCGCACCTCGCCGTGGTCGACGACCCGCTGAAGGATGCGAAGGCCGCGGCCAGCCCCACCGTCCTCGGCGACCTGTGGGACTGGTGGCAGCAGGTCCTCAACACCCGTATGGAGCCGACCGGCAGCATCGTGGTGATTCAGACCCGCTGGTCGGAGAACGACTTGGCCGGGCGGATCCTCACCCAGGACGCCGCCCGCGACAAGGCCCGCTGGACCGTCATCAACCTCCCGGCGATCGCCGACAGCCCGGACGATGCCCTCGGCCGCCCCATCGGCGCGCCCCTGTGGCCCGAGCGGTTCAACCTCGGCCACCTCGCCGACTTCCGAGACGAGGTCGGCGAGCGCGGCTGGTGGGCGCTGTACCAGCAGCAGCCCCGACCGCTCGAGGGCGGTATCTGGCAGTGGGCATGGATCCGCGGTCGGCGTATCACCGCCGAGCGGCTGCGCGGCATCAACCTCACCCGCGTCGTCGTCGCGGTAGACCCGGCCGGCGGCGGCGAGGACGGCGATGAGGTCGGCATCGTGGCCGCCGGCCGCGACGCGGCGGGCGAGCTGTACGTCCTGGCCGACCGCTCCGGGAAGATGGGGGCGGCGGAGTGGGGGCGAGCCGCCTGCGAACTCGCCCTGGAATTCGATGCCGACGCCCTCACCGTGGAGTCCAACTTCGGCGGCGACATGGCCAAGCAGGTTCTCGTCCAGGGGTGGGAGGAGCTGGTCCGCGAGGGCGCGGCCGCCGGGGCGCTGCGCCCGCGGATCGTGGCGGTCACGGCCAAGAAGGGCAAGCGACTCCGGGCGGAGCCGGTCGCGCAGCTCTACGAGCAGGGGCACGTGCACCATGTGGGGGAGTGGCCGGCGCTCGAGGTGCAGATGGTCACCTGGATGCCTGGCATGGACAGCCCGGACAGGATGGACGCCGCGGTGCATGCGCTGACCGAGCTGGCCGACCCGACGGTCGCGGGCAGCGGGACGGGCAACTACCGCGGCGGGCCCGACGGACGCCTCAACGGGCGCCGCTGAACGGGCGGACCCCGGCCCGTGGCGGGCCGGGGTCGGCTAGCCGACCTTCAGCAGGGTCCAGCGGACCGCGCCCTTGCCCGGGCCCCAGTCCTTGTCGGTCTGCGCGACTCGCAGGTTGTAGCCGTTCATGGCGGCCGCGTACGCGTCGCCGTCGAAGTCGTCGTCGTAGTACGAGGTGGTGTCGTCGTCCCGGAAGGGTCGGCCGGTCGAGTCGTTCTCCTTCAGGATGTACAGGGCCATGTCCGTGTCCTCTCGCCTATCGGTCCGGGCCGGGTGCCCGCCCCTTCGAGTTCAACTATACAACGGGGCGTTGTAGAGATGGAAGGGTGTTCGGGATCTTCGTCGGAGCGGAAGCGCCTACCGGCCGCCCCTGGGTGGGGCGGCCGGTGGCTGCCCGCTACGCCGCGCAGGTGTCGAGTATCGCGATGCCCTCGGGCGTCCTTACGAACTCCGCGATTGCGCCGTGCAGGAGGTTGTCGTACGCGACCTCCAGGTCGCCGTCGTGCTCGGCGAGGTCGATCCGGCCAGTGGCGGCCGCGTCCTGGAGGGCTTCGCGCCAGGTTCCCCCGACCCCTATCAGGCGGTCATCGCGGTAGCCGGTGAAGGCGGCGGCCAGGGCCTCGCGGCGCCAGGCGCGCTCGTCGGCGTTGAGCTCGGCGACCGGGCCGAAGTCCTCGGCGATGTCCCGGTGGGCGAAGCGGCTGCTGATCCGGGCGCGGCGCCAGGTGGTGGTCATGCGGTGCTCCTCGGTCTCGTTCGGGCGGCCTCCCCGCCCTTCCGAGATCAACTATACAACGTAGCGTTGTAACGTCGGAAGTCGTGTGGGCACTCTTCATGAAGAAAACCGCTGGTGAGAGGTGCGGCCACATGGCCGGCGAGGGCATGCGGGTCGTGTGGCGCTGCGGTCCGCCCCGGGGCAAGCGGGGCGGACCGGGTCAGTACCAGGCCACGTCGCGGCCGTGCGCGGCGCACCAGTCGGCCAGCGCGTGCAGCTCGCGCAGGCGTCGCTGCAGGTACCCGACGGGGCGTCCGAAGACCAGGGTGCGACCCAGGTGGACGTCCGGCCTGCCCGGGTCGTCGGGGGCCAGACCGAGGGCGGTCAGCACCCGGCCCCGGAAGTCGTCGGCGTCCAGCTCGCCGAAGGCGTCGACCACCGCGATCGGAATCACCGTGCCCGTGCCCGCGCCGTCCGCCTCGAGCGGCAACCCGTCCTCGAGAGCGTCGCACGCCCCGTCCTCCGAACCCGTTCGGAAGGGGAGGGCCAGGGCCTCGAGTACGCCGACCGCGTTGGCGTTCGAGAACTCCACCCAGGGCACCGTGCCGTCGGGGTCGACCTCCTCGGCATGCAGCGGGTAGTCCGGGCAGACCTCCGGCAGGTCGCAGCCGGGCAGCGGGGCCCGCACGTGGGCCGCTGTGGCACGGTCGGCGGCGGCCAGGGCGTCCTGGTAGTCGCCGTAGCGCGGCGCGCGCTCAGTGGCCTCGGGGCAGCCGCAGGAGACGGCGTAGCCGACGGCCGGGCGGTGGGCGGCGCTGAAGGTGACGGTCACGGGGTTCTCCTTGCCGACGGCTCGGGCGGGGGAGGGGGCTTGCCCTGGGGCAAGTCCCCTCCGTGCGTCGTTACTCCAGGTCCTGGCTGGCGATCGCCTCGCGCAGGGCGCGGTCCTGCTCGGGGGTGGCGTTGGTGAACACGTACTCGGCGCCGCCGTAGCCGTCGCGGCCGTCGATGCAGGCCAGGAACTCGTCTCCGGCCTGGACGTAGTAGGTGTAGCTGCCGTCCTTGACCTCGGCCTGCAGGCCGAGGTTGGTCCGGCGGAAGGTCGCCGTGCAGGCGGCCTCGAAGATTCGGTCTGCGGTGGCCTGGCTGACGTCCATGTCCTGCTCCTTCGCGTGTGCTTGCCGGTCCGTCCTGGCACCCCAACTATACAACGTGACGTTGTAAAGTGGGAGTTGTGACCTCGATCTTTCGGAAGAACAAGGAGGGATCGGCCGGAGCCCTCTGCGCGCTGGGGCCGGCGCGGGCTGGGCCCTGGGTGCGGAGCCGCGCACGGGAGCGGGCGGTGCCCGCCGTTCGGCGGACACCTTGCGCGGTCAGCTAGCGGCGAGCTTCGCCAGGGCGGACTCGAAGGCCGCCTTGCGCGTGACACACCGGCTCACCACCGTGCCGCCCTCAGCCGCGCTCGTGCCGTGCGCGAGCGAGACCTGCCAGTACCCTCTGGCCCCCGCCGCCGGGTTGAACACGAAGTACCGCAGCCCGCCCTTCCAGAACTCTGCGACGCTCCGGTTGCCGCTCCGCAGCAGCTTGGGGGCCGGGGCCGGCTCGTCCAGCGGCGAAAGCTGCTCGGGCGCGCTCCAGGCCCGTGCGCCGCCGTCGAAGAGGATGAACACGACGGGCCGGTCGTCGAACCCCTTCTCGCTCTTGCTGAGAACGGTCCCCTTGATGCCGCCGCGTGAGTGGCAGGTGATGCGGGTGTCGGGTGTGACCTGCTCGAAGGTCATGGTCATGGCGGAACCTTTCGTCGAGGGGCCGGAGCGCGGGCTGCGCCCCGGCGGTGGGGCCGGGGCGCAGGGTCAGACGTTGGTGGTCTTCCACCGCCGTACGTAGTCGTCGGCGGCGGCCCGGAGCAGGCTGGAGGCCACGAAGTAGGTCGGGGCATCGAGCCCGACCTTGACCGCGAAGGGGTACCGGTCGGCGTGGTCGGGGTGCGGGCCCGGGTTGAGGTACAGGTCGCTGCAGACCACGTAGCCGGTGAGGCCCCAGTCCCCGACCTCCACCATCTGGTCGTGTACGTCGTCGGCCTTTGGGTCGCCGAGGCTGACCGAGAGCGCAGGCTCGTCGTCGAAGTCGTACGAAGCGGGGTCGTCCCGGTAGGCCGGGTCGATGTACTTGTCGATCAGCAGGACCCCGGTGACCGGGCAGTCGGAGTCGGGAAAGTGGACGGCCGGGTCGTGGAAGGAGTACCGGATGCTGGTCGTGCCGTGCACCCAGGTGCCGACTCCGTGGACCGTCAGCGGGTCGTTGGCCGGTAGGCCGTAGTGGTTCAGGTTCAGGCTGACCGTGAACATCGTGGGTTCCTCCCCTCGCGGCCGGTGTCCCGGCCTCTCCCCGCAACCTTACAACGTGACGTTGCAAAGTTGGAAGGGGTTTGGTGATCTTGTTTCGTCCGGGTCAGGGCCGGGGCGCCGGCTGCGCCGGGCGCACCTCGTCGCCCTCGTCGAGGAGCAGCGTCAGGCGCGGTCCGGAGTCCCAGGCCACGTCGAGGCGCCGTCCGCCCAGGGTGCCTGCCGGGTGCAGGGCTCGTACCGTTCCCTGGTCGCCGGGCACCAGGGCGGTGTGCGGGTCGGTGGTGGCCACCAGCTCCACGCGGTCTCCGCGGTCGTACATCTCGTTGCCTCCTGCGTATCGGTGGTCGAGGGTGCGGAGGCCCGCCCCGCTTACCTCGGGGCGGGCCTCCTGGCTCGTGCCGGTCAGCCCCAGTTGAGCGCCTCCTGCGCGTCGCCGGGCAGGTAGCCGACCTGGTCCTCCACCGCGATCCAGACGGTTCCGTCGGTCTCGGCGACCTTGCCGATGCGGTACTCGAAGGGGTAGTTGGGCTGGGTCGCCGCCCGCACCTTCGCCTCCGGGTCCAGCTCCTCGAGCAGCTCGATCAGGTCGGCAACCGTCATCTCGTCCATGCTGTGCCCCTCTGTCCTGCGGTCCGGGCCCTGTGCCCGCCCCTTCGAGATCAACTATACAACGTCACGTTGTAAGGATGGAAGGGTGTTGGCGATCTTCTTCGGCCTGGTTCGGCCGGCTCCGGAAACGCCGCGCGCCCCCGGCTGCCGCGAGCGGGGGGCGCGGTGACGGCAGGGGCGGGGCGGGCTACTGCTCGCCCCGCAGGTCGGTGCGGGTGCCGCGACCCGGGCGGCTCGCCATCCATTCCGTGATGGTCGTCGGGTACCAGCGAGGCCGATCCGGGGCCGGCAGCTCGTCCGGCGCGGGCATGTGCCCGGTCTTCTTGTACCGCCGCAGCGTGCCCACGCTCAGGCCGGTCTCCTCGGCGATCCTCTTGTAGTCCCACAGTTCCTGCGGCTTCTCGGTCATGGTCGGGCCCTTCCGTGTCTGGGACGATGGCGTGCGGCCCGCCTCGCTTACCTCGAGGCGGGCCGCACCATGGGGGTGGAGGGGTCAGCTCACGTCCACGGTGCGCATGGCGAGCTGGAGCACCTCGTCGTACGAGCCTGAGCGGCGGGCGGCCTGGCTGAACTCGGTGGCCGCCTCGCGGTGACCGGCCCTGCGCAGCGCCTGCTGCACGCGCCCGATCACGCTGTAGACGTTGCCGTCCTCACCGGTGAGCCGCACTTCGACATCGGGGTACTGGGGTGCCTCGGACACGATTCCTCCTCTTGCGCCGGGGGTGAGCCACCTCTCCGGCGCCGACTATACAACGTTGCGTTGCTCACTGGCTCCCCCTGACTATACAACAGCACGTTGTAAAGTGAGAAGGGGTGCGATCCGCTGAAACAGGGAGATCGACATGACCACGCAACAGCCCCTCACCACCGCTCACTTCGGGCCCTTGCGCCCCCGACGCCCTCCGGCCCGGCCGGCTTCGCGCAGATACCCTTGATCCCGGCGCGGGGCCGACTGTCCGGAGGGACGACGTGGGCCTGCGCCAATTTCTCGTCGACGCCTGGGGCTGGCTCAACTTCAAGCCGGTGTACGCCGACCCGCACCTCGGCAGCCCCAACCGCCGGGCCTTCCCCGGCGCGTACGCCACCTGGGTGCCGGACGAGGACGCCCGCCGCCTGGCCGCGTACACCGTTCTGGCCGCCTACGACAACAACCAGGCGGGGGAGCTGGCGGAGATCCGTGAAGGCCCCGAGGCCCGCGAGCGCCGGGAGTTCGGCGACCCGGCGACCTTCGTCGACGCCATCACCGCCGACGTCCTGGGCGACGAGCAGCGCATCGTGGTCGACGGCGCCGAGACCGCCGAGGACGACACCAGTCCGGAGGCGGCCGAGGCCAGCGCGGTGCAGGAGGACCTGCTCCAGTGGGCCGAGGACGAACAGCTCGCGATGCGGATGCAGCAGGGCGAGCGCAAGGCGGTCTGCCTCGGCGACGCGGTGTACCGGCTGTCCTGGGAGCCGGGCAAGGGTCGCCCGACCGTACGGGCCATGGACCCGGGCCTGTACTTCCCGATCCTCGACGACGACGGCGGCGAGTTCCCCTCCCGGGTCCACTTCTGCTGGGAACTACCGGAGGACCCCAAGCGCGGGCTCAAGGAGCGGCTGCGCCGGATCACCTACGAGCTCGGGCCGATCGCCCCGGCAACGGTCTCGGGGGCAGACCGGCTCGGCCGACCGGTACGCACCTACGTCGGCGAGCCGGACGCGCCGCTGCTCACACCCGGCGACACCCTCGACGAGGCCGGCACCATCCTGCGGCACTACCCGTGGAACGACACTCCCTCGCCCTACACCTGCTACCTCACCGACGCGGTGTGGTTGCTCGAGGACCTCGAGCGGACGAGCGATGTCGACGACCTGCCGCTGGACAAGGCGATGTACGCGCTGCGGTCCGACGGCGAGGTCCTCAACGGCCTCGACCTGATGATCGATTTCGTGCCGGTTATCCACCTGCCGAACACGGTCCCGGCCGCAGAGGAACACTGGGGCCGGCCCTCCCTGGCCCGGGTCCTTCAGATCATGGACGAGCTGGCCGCCTCCGATACCGACGCGGCGCGGGCCTCGGCCACCACCGGCTCGCCGATTCTCTCGGTGTCCGGCATGCAGGACCCCCGCACCGACCTCGAGGCCGGCCCCGGCATGGTCTTCAAGCTCGCCGACGGCGGCCGGATGGATGTCCTGAACACCGCCCCGCAACTTGCCCAGCTCCTCGCAACGGTGGAGTCCCTGCGCGACCGGGCGGCGGTGAACCTGCGGCTGCCCGCCGTGGCGCTGGGCACCCAGGACCCGGCGCAGATGCCCTCCGGGTACGCCCTGCGGCTCAGCCTCGGCCCGCTCGACAAGCTAATCGCGGGCATGCGCCTGGCCCGCCGGCACAAGTACATGCTGATGATGAAGTTCGTTCAGAGATTGTTTATCGCAGGTCAGCACCCCAACTGGATCGGCCGGAAGGTCCAGCCCGCCACCGTGGTCATGGGCGCCTACACGCCCACCGACCGGGCAGGCGTCCTGGAGGAGGTCTCCACCGCGTACGCGGCCAACCTCATCTCCCTGGAGACCGCGCTGCGCATGCTGGCCGAGGGCGGCTGGCCCATCGACGACATCCCCGCCGAGATCGAGCGGATCCAGTCCCGGGCCTTCGCCCAGGCCGGGGAGCTGGCCGACGCCACCGGTGACGCGGAAGCCGTACGCGACTACCTCGGCCTCAAGGGCCAGGCACCCGAAACCCCTCCGGTCCCCGTCCTGCCGGACGGCCGGGAGCCGGCCGACGAACACGACGCGGGACAGCAGCAGTGAAGAGCACCCCTAGACTCGTAGGTGGCGCGGGGGCGCTCACCGGTGGAGGACTCGACCGCATGCACCGCAGCACCCCGCGACCCCGTCCGGTCCCCGGCGCGATCGTTGGCTACGTCAACGGCCGCCCCGTACACGTCATCGCTGGCGGGTCCGGCGAAGACGACCCGAACCCCGACCCGACCGCGCCGGCTCCTGCCCCCACGCCCAAGGAAGTCCTCGACCGCAAGCCGGGCGAAGGCAAGGAGGGCGAGGACGAGGAGACCGTCACCGTCACCCAGCGCCGCATGAACCTGCTTCTCACCCGCGAGAAGGACCAGGGCCGCCAGGCCGCGCTGCGCGCCCTGGCCACCGAAGCCGGACTCGACCCCGACAGCGTCGACGCCGCCGCCCTCAAGAAGGTGCTCGCCGACGCCAAGAAGCTCAAGGACGCCCAGCTCTCCGACGAACAGCGCCGCGAGGCCGAGTTCACCCAGCGAGAGCAGGCCATCGCCGCGCGAGAGGCCGCAGCCCAGAAGGCCGCGGCCGCCGCCGAGGCCCGGCTGCAGGAAGCGTCCCGCAGTGCCCAGCTCGTCAACCTCGGCGCAACCGGCCAGGACCTCGAGGACGCGCTGCTCCTGCTGAACAAGGCGTTGGACGACGACCCGGACGCCGACGAGACCGCCGTCACCAAGGCTGCCGAGGCCCTCAAGAAGCGTCGACCGCTGCTGTTCGGCGCCCCGGCCGAGCCCGCCAAGCCGACCTCCCCGCCCGCGCCCGGAGGCTCCCCGGCCGGCGGACCGCCGCAGCGCCAGGCCCCGGCCGGCAAGCCCGGCGACGCCGGACGCGCCATGGCGGCCCGGATGTTCCCCGCCAACGACGCTGCCTGACCCAGCACCACCGCACCACCCCTGGGACCACGCCCACCCTTCCTCCCCGTGGACGGCACAGCACGGCGCACCGCACTTCCGGTCCGCCCCGTCCTCGGGAGGAACCCCGGCATGGATCTCCAGCCGATCACCACCACACAGCGTCTCCAGGTCGGCCGCCCCTGGCTGGCATCGACCCACGGCACCGAGACGAACCAGACCATCACCCTCGACGTCGCGAAGTTCGCCGAGAACACCCACTGGGTGCGCGGCGTCAAGACCGTCGAGGCGCACTTCAAGTCCGGTCTGCCGCTGGCCCTGAACACCGTCAGCAAGCTCTACGAGCCCTACGACCCCGCCGCCACCGACGGCCACGAGGTCTTCGCCGGCTTCCTCGACACCGAGACCGCCTTCGGCGTGGGCTCCACCCGCGTCGGCGCCGCGCTGCGCGTCCACGGCCTGATCAACGCGGACAAGCTGCCCGTCCCATTCGACCCCACGGCCGTCACCAAGACCACCGCCTCCGTCACCTACGCGGTCTGAAAGCGAGCCCCCCGTGCCTGACGACATGCTGGAGCTCCTGCTCCGCGACCTGACGCCCACCGACATCAACGCCTTCGTCCGCGCCATCCCGTCGCCGGAGGACTACGAACTCACCCGCAGCGTGCTCCCGGAGATCGCGCTCAACACCGTCAAGTGGCGGGTGAAGCGCACCAACCGCCGGGTGCCGGCGGCGAAGTACCGCGCCTGGGACGCGACGACCCCGGTCGCGAGCCGCGAGATCACCATGATCGAGACCGAGGGCAAGCTCCCGCCGGTCGGCCAGAAGTACATCGTCGGCGAGATGGAGCAGATCCTGCTCGACGCCGACCGCGGCGCGAACTCCGACGACCTCGTCCAGGCCGTCTACGACGACACCGCAGCCCACGTCCTGTCCGTCAAGGCCCGCCTCGAACTGGCGGCCGGTGACCTTCTCGCCGACGGCCGCTTCACCCTCGAAGGTGAGAACGGCCTCTTCGTCGAGTACGACGCCCAGGTCCCCGCCGCCCACATGCCCACGGCCCCCGTGCCCTGGACCAACCCGGACGCGGACGCCCTGGCCGACGAGATGCGCTGGATCCAGGTCCTGCGCGACGCCCGCGCGCCGCTGCCCGCCCGCATCTTCACCTCCTTCAAGGCGAAGTCGCTGCTGGCCGGCAACAAGAGCTACCGCGCCGCATACTACGGCTCGCTGCTCGGCTCGCAGATCCCCACCGCCGTTCTCGCCCCGAACGAGGTCGACGCCGTGAGGGCGCGCTACGGGCTGCCGCCGATCGTCGTGTACGACGTGCAGATCCCGCTCGACGACGGCACGAACCCCACCGTGCTGCCGGAGAACCTGTGGCTGATGGTGCCGCCCAACGTCCGTCAGTGGGGCGAGACCCAGTACGGCGTCACCGCCGAATCGCTCGTCCTTTCGCGCGGCACCAACCCGGCGATCCTGCGCAAGGACGCTCCGGGCATTGTCGTCACCCACGGCTACAGCGACGACCCGGTCAACGTGTGGACCAAGGTCGCCGCCGCCGCGATGCCAGTGCTGTACGTGTCGGACATCCACATCGCCGCGCGGGTGTGGTGACCATGCCCCGACTCGTCGCCACCGTCTACGTCCGCGACCCCGAGACGTTCCAGTGGGTCACCTGCGAGGCCGGCACGGAGCCGGAGCCGCGCCTGGCCGCGCTCATCCTCACGCCGTCGGCGTGGGAGGACGGCCGAGCGCCCGAGCCCGCAGACGGGGGGCCCTCGGCCGCCGACCCGGACCCGGGCACACCGTCACCGGAGCCGCCCGCCCCGCCCGAGCCCGCTGAGACGGAGAAGAAGCCGCGCGCCCGCCGCCCGGCCGCCAAGCCGGCCGACGAGTAGTCGGGCCCCCGCCGTCCGGTACGGGCCGAGTCCGTCCTCACCCGGCCCGTACCGGACATCCCTCACCGACCCATGACCTGGGGCGCCCGTGGACGACACGCTGCGTCGCTGGCTGCTGGCCGCCCTCGGCCCTGCCACCGACCCCACCGACCTCGACCAGCGCTATGCCCGGCTGCACTCAGCCCGAGCCGTGGCGCTCGAGGTGCTGCGCGAGCGCCGCGCGACCCTCCTCACGCAACCGCTGAAAGTCGCCCTGTCGGGCGTCGTCTCCGTCGACAACTCCGGCAACGTCGCCGCCATCGACCGACAGATCGAGGAACTCGAGGACCCCTCCACCCCCGTCCCCGACGAGAGCGGACCCGACAGCCCGACCGGCGGCAGCGTGCTCTACCTGCGCGAGCGGCCCCGCCGATGACCACACCCCCCGCACCCCAACCGCACCACGAGGCGTTGCACCACCTCACCGCCCAGGCCGTCAAGGAGACGACCGCCTCGTGGGAGCAACTCGTCGCCGCGCAGCAGGACCTGGTGCGCGCGCTGTCCACCGCGCAGCGCCGCCGCCTGCGGGCCGGAGCCGTCCCGCCACCGGTCCGCGCTGCCCTGCGCGACTTCACCGCGGCCACCGCCCGCTTCGACAGCACCGCCGGGGCCCTCGCCGAGCGGTGGGCAGCCGTCGACCTGCCACTCTGCTACCGACTCGGCGCCGAAGAGGCGATGCGCCGGGCCGTACTCACGCCCACCCAGGCGCGCCCGGCCTTCGCATGGCACGACAGCCACCAGCGGGTCCTGGCCACGGTGACCGCAGAGTGCTACCCGGTCCTGGTCAGACGCTTCACCGAGGTGGTCCGCCGGGCCCAAGCGTTCGCCCGCGCCGTGGCGGCCGCCGCCCGCTCCACCCAGCCCCCGCCGGCGGAACTGGCTGCCCGGCACAGCCTGAGCACCGTCACCTACGCCAACGACGCCGCCCACCCGGCGACGTCCTGGGCGCGCGCGACCTTCACCGCCCAGAGCATCACCGCCGCCAACGCCGGCGCGCTCACCGCGACAACCGTGGACCTCGACGCGATCTGGGTGCAGGTCACCGACGGGCCGGAATGCGGCTGGACCAGCCACCCCGAACTCGACCGCGCCCACAACACGATCCGCTCAGCCGAACAGGCCGCGGTCTACCCCATCGCCCACCCCGGGTGCCTGCGCGAGTTCATCCCACGCCCGGACCTCAACACCGCCACCGTCAAGGAAGGCCAGCCGATATGAGCACTCCGCCGGAGATACCGAAGCCCACCGTCGGGCGCATCGTGCACTACGTGTCGCGCGGCAGCGCGGACGGCCGCTACCCCTGTACCTGCCGCGCCGCGATCGTCACCGTGGTCGAGGGTGAGGAGGTCGGCCTCGCCGTCTTCAGCCCCGAGGGCCTGTTCTTCACCACGGCCGACACCGCGCACGCCGTCTCCGACCCGCCGACCGGCGGCACATGGCACTGGCCAGAGCGAGAGCGCGCCGGGGCTGCGGGCGGACTGGCCTGATGCGTCTGATCGTCCGGTCGGCCGGCCGCGAGATCGACATCCGCATCGCTCAGGACGACACCGATGTCTTGGCCGCCGCTGAACGCACTGCGCTGCGCCTCCTCGGCCTCCTGCCCGATGAACCCGAGCAGGAGTCCGAGGAGGCACCGCCCTTCGGCTTCTCCGTGAGCACCGACACCGAGCGCGCCGAACCCGAACTGCCGTACCACGACGAGGAAGACGAGGACTGACATGGACGGAAGCCTGGCCGACGACGTGCGAGAGGTCGTGATCAACACTGACGGTGTCAGGGCCCACGTTGTCGTCGATGGTGTCGTCCTCTCCCACTCCCTGGCCGCGTACACGCTCGAGCACCGCGCCAACCAGCCCCCGCTGCTCGTGCTGTACCCGCGACCGCCGGTCGACGGCGCCGTCTTCGACGGCATGACTCAGGTCGCCGTCGCCAGCGAGGCCCCACCCGCCGAGGCGATCGCCGCGTTCCTCGCCGGCATCGATCCTGCCGTGCTGCAGCAGGCCGCCCTGGCCCGCGACGACCTCGACGGCACTCCCACCGAGCTGACGACCGCAATGCTGCGCCAGCTCACCGACTGGGCGGGAGGACGCACCACATGAAGCTGCTGGACCTGCGCGCCCTCGGCCAGTTCGTCGAGGAACTGGTGATGGGCGACACCGTGCGCATCACCCGCCCAGCGGGTCCGCCCGTCCTCAACCCCTCCACCGGCGACCTCGAGGAACCGCCCCCGCTCGTCCTCTACGAGGGCGCCGGGGCGGTCCTCGACGGCTCCGCAGCCCCCGGCATCATCGCCCCGGTGGCCGGCCAGCCCTACGAGGACGACCCCAAGAACCCGTACAAGCTGCTCACCCCGGTCGACGCCCCGGTCGCCGCCCGCGACGACACCATCCGCGTGCTGCGCGCGGCGTACGACCCGGCCCTGGTCGGCCGGACCTGGCGGTGCACCCAGCCCGGTCAGGCGTCCACCATCATCGCCGTCCGGGTCACCTGGCTGGACGAGAACAACCCGCCGGGGGCGCCGTGACGAACCGCCGCTTCACCGAACCTGACGAGCTGGTCGCGGCGATGGCCGCGGCCGCCGCCCGCGTGGGCCCGGCCGTCTCGCTGGCCGTACGGCATGAAGCGATGGTCCTGCAGGCGCTGATCCAGGCCGGGGCCAGCGGCCGGCCGGGCCCGAACGCCATCACCGGGCGCTACCGGGCCAGTTGGCAGACCCAGGTCGTCCCGCGCCGCCACGGGGCCACCGCGACGGTGGGCACCTTCGCCCCCCAAGGCCACCGACTCGAGCTGGGCTTCTACGGGTCCGACTCGCTGGGCCGGGTCTACGCGCAGCCCCCCTACCCGCACGTCGCACCCGCGCTGGCCCAGCTGCAGCCCGGCTTCGCCGCCCGGATCGCGACCGCCGCGGTGGGGGCGCTGTGATCCTGGAACGCCGTCCGGCCACCGACGCCCTCGCCGGAGTCCTGGCGGCCGCCACCGGCAAGCCGTGCGGCACCGGCGCGCTGCCACTCGTCGGCGGCACGCCGGCCGAGCCTCCCTACACCGTGCTGCGCTCCCTCCCGCTCACCCTGTCCGGGGCACCGTTCAGCGACCAGCACGAGGACGCGAGCACCCTCTACCAGGTCGAATGCGTGGCCCGGCAGCACACACAGGCCGAGTGGCTCGCGGACAAGGTACGCATCGGGGTTCTGGGCCGGGATGCCCGGGGCACGTGGCTGTACGACCTGAACGTGCCCGGCTGGTCCTGCTACGCCCGCGACCTGGACCTCGACGCTGGCACAGAGCCTGACCCGAGCGCGGTTATCGTTTCTTATGTGATCAGGTTCCAGCTCGCCTGGACCCCGGCCGGCTGACCCCCGGCATCTCCCGCACCGCGGCGGCCCCTCGCGGACGAGCCACCCTCACCCGGTGGCCGACCTGCTGACACCAGCTCAGACCCAAGGGGCCCCATCCATGGCACTGCCTGTTGCCAAGCCGGTCGAGAAGTTCAGCCGGCGCGGCGTCTCCATCTTCCTGTGGCTGCCGACCATCGCCGACGAGGACAACCTCGTGCCGACTCGGGAGGAACTGGACGGCGGCACGAACCTGTCCGCCGCGCTCGCCAACATCTCCGGTTTCAGTCTGGAGAACCAGTCGATCGAGACCCCGGACATGGGCGACGACTTCGACTCCTCCATTCCCGGCTCCGACAAGGCCGAGGACAGTTCGTTCACCTTCTACGAGGACAAGGTCACCGACCTCATCGAGGAGCTGCTGAAGAAGGGGACGGTCGGCAACGTCGTCATCCTTCGGAAGGGCGACATCCCGCAGTCCAAGTCGATGGACGTCTTCCCCGTTCGTGTGGGCTCCCAGAGCCCGGCCTTCACCACGGACAACGAGGCGGCGAAGTTCGAGACCAAGTTCACGATCACCCGCCGTCCCGCCCAGGGTCTGGCCGTCCCGGCCGTCGGCGCCGGCGTCGCGGCGAAGAAGGAGCTGGCCAAGTGAGCGCCGCCGTCCACAACGAGCCGCCGGCCGCCGCGGTGGCCGCTGACGCGCACTGGTCCGCGAAGATGGGCCGGCTCCGCGCCCGCAAGGCCGCCGAAGTCCCCCTGTACCTGTGGCAGGACCCCGAAATCCGCGACGCGTTCGAGGCGGCCCGGCGGGACGCGCACAATGCGCGCCAGCTCGCCGAATCGGACCCGGCGAACAAGACCCTGAAGCAGGAGGCCGAGGAAGCCGCCGCCGCCCTGAAGGAGGCCCGCGCTGCGTACGAGGCGGACTGCGAGGTGCTGATGTTCCGGGCCCTGCCCGGAGATGCCTTCTCGGACCTGGTCAAGGAACACCCTCCCACCGAGGAACAGGCCGAGGGCGGCAGCGACTGGAACGAGGACACGTTCCCCGCAGCCTTGATTGCCGCCGCCAACGTCGACGGGATGACCGAGGACGACGCGGCCGACCTGCTTGCGACGTGGGGCATGGCCGACCGGGTGGACCTCTTTCAGGCCGCACTCGCCGCTCAGAACACGAAGCGGTCCGACTGGGGAAAAGGCTCCGGGCCGACGCGCAGCTGAGGGCCGAGCTGGAGCTCTGCGACCGCTGGGGCATTCCGCACAGTGCCTTCCTCGGTGCCGGCGACGGCACCTGGAGCGCGGCAGACCGGGCCAAGGCCCTCGCCTACCGGGAACTGGAGCGCCAGACCTGCCCCGACTGCGGCACCCGCGGCGAGGAGTGGGACGAGGAGGCCGGCGGAGACCGCTTCGCGTACGTCGGCACCACCAGTCGCTGCCCCGGCTGTGAGCTCGTGGCCCACGAGCGTGACCACGTCCCCGAGGGCCAGCACGGCTACGGCGTGAAGATCGGCCTTCTCCCCAGAGCCGTGCACGAAATGCGCACCCGGGCGCACCACCGCCGGGATCACCGCCCCTGAGCGACGCGAAAGGAGAGCGGCGCGGTGGTCGCCTGGAACCTCTCCGTCGCCTTGACCGGCAACGGCGATGGGCTCGTTCGCACCCTGAGCCGGTCACGCCGTGAGGCCCAAGCGCTCTCCCGCGATCTTGCCGCCGTCCGTCGCGAACTCGGAGGGCTCGGCACCGGAGACCGGCAACTGCGCACCCTGGCCGTCGGGCTGCGCGGCGTGGCCGTGCCGCTGCGGACCCTTCGACGGAACACTTCGGGCGCCAGTCGGGACCTGCGGCGGCTGAGCACCGATGCGAACCGCGCCACCCAGGCGCACCGGGCCAACGCCCGAGCAGTGCACGACTCCACGCAGGACCTGCGTGCGATGTCCCGCCAGCTGCGCGCTGCGACCAACGATCTGGCCGCACTGGCCCGAGCGGCCCGCACCGCCGACGGCAGGCTGACCCGCCTCGGACGCAACGGCTCCCGGTCCCTGCGCCAGGCCGACGGGGCGGCCCGCAGCCTCCGTCACCACATCACCGGCATGACCGCGCTGCTCGCCGGTGGCGGTCTGCTGATGGGCCTGCACGAACTGGTCGAGGAGGGCAACGAGTACCAGCGGGGGATGGCCACCTTCGGCGCCGTCACCGGTGCATCGGCCGTGCAGATGCAGCGCGCCTCGGTGACCGCGAAGGCGCTGGGCGCGGACATGGAGCTGCCCACGGCCACGGCCGGCGGCGCGGCCGAGGCGATGGTCGAACTCGCGAAAGCAGGTTTCAGAACAGACCAGGCAATTTCCGCGACGCGGGCCTCGCTGACTCTTTCGGCAGCCGCGAATGTAAATGCTGCGGACAGCGCTAAATATCTCGGCGACATGATGGACCAATTCGCCATGGGGGCCGACCAGGCGGGGCGTGCAGCGGATATTCTCGCGGCCACGGCGAATAATGCGAGCGGCGATATCATCGACATTTATTATGCGATGAAATATGCCGGTCCTGTGGCGCATGGCCTGGGCGTTTCCATGGAGGAAGCGGCGTCCGGCGTCGGCATGCTCGGAAAAGCCGGGATTCTCGGGCAAACCGCAGGAACCACCCTTCGAGGGATTTTCACTAACCTGGCCAAGCCTACGAAGCAGATGACTCAAGGTCTGCGGGCGATGGGGATTCAAGCGTGGGATGCGCAGGGGCGATTCAAAGGGCTTCGGTATGTAATTGAGAAGCTGAGTAAGGCTCAGCACGAAATGAGTCAGCAGGACTTCACGGCTGCTGCGGCCAAGGCATTCGGGAAGCCGGCCCTCTCGGGTGCGATCGCGATGGCTCATCAGGGAGTCGTCTCCTTCGACGCCCTGGAGCAGGCAGTCCGTCAGTCCGGCGCCGCCGCCCAGATCGCCGAGGCCAAGAACAAGGGCTTGGCCGGCGCGATGACGCTCCTCAAGAAGCAGACACGCCAGACCGGGGTGGAGATCTACGAAGGACTGGCCCCCGGCCTGGAATGGCTCACCCGCGGGCTGACCTCGGGGATGGCCGCGGCCACGCCGTACATCACGCGGTCGATCGCCTACGCCCGGGACCTGAGCACCCTGTTCGGCCCGGAGCTGGCGGCCGAGGCCAGGCAGGGCCTCGGCGGCCTGGTCGACGAGGCCAAGGAACTGGTGGGCCCGCTGCGGGACCTGGGCGAGGACGCGCTCGCCGACGGCCTGCACCTCCTCATCAGCGCCGGCCAAGCCCTGCTCACCGTCCTGGGCAACGTGGCCGAGGGCCTCGCGCCCGCCGGCGCAGCACTCGCAGACCTGGGCGGGGAGACCGACGGCGCGGCCAACTCCCTCGACCTGATCATCATGGTGCTCGACGCCGCTGCGGCCGCAGTCGAGGCCCTGTCCACCGTCCTGATCCCCATCGGTCAGGTCGTCGGTGGACTCGTCAGCACGTTCGGCGCGCTGCCCGGCCCGGTCCAGACCGCGCTGTTCGGACTGCTGCTCTTCCGCCGGGTCGGCCCGGTGATGTCCGGACTCGCCAGCACGGTCGGCGGCCGGGTGACCGGAGCCTTCAGCAGTCTCAACTCGCAGATGGCCGTGCAGCGCAGCCTCGCCGCCGCCTCCGGCCAGTCGCTGTCCCGGTACGGGGCGGCCTTCGCCGTCCTGCAGACCCGGGTCGGCGTGATCGGGTCGATGACCTCCTCCTTCCGCTCAGCCTCTGCGGCCGGAGCCGGCTTCACCGGCACTCTGCGCGGCGTGACCGCCGCCGCCGGCACGGGGCTGCGCACCGCGATGGGCGGCCTGATGGGCGCGATGGGCGGGCCCTGGGGCCTCGCCCTGGCGGGGGTCACCGTCGGGCTCGGGCTCTTGGCCGCTCAGCAGCAGAAGGCCGCCCGCGCCGCCGCCGAACACGAGCAGCGAGTCGGGGACCTGACGCGGGCACTGCGGGACTCCGGCGGCGTCATCGATGAGAACGTCCGCGCCCAGGCGGCCTCTCTCCTCATGGACACCAAGACCGCCGACGGCAAGCAGCGCCTGGTGGACACGATGAAGAAGGCAGGGGTGTCCCTGTCCGAACTCACCGACGCCTACCTGGGCCAGGGCACCAGCCTCAAGACCCTTCAAGAGCGCCTGGAGACCGTCGCCGACGCGAACGACAGCGTGTGGCAGACCACCGAGACGGGCGACACCTTCCAGGGCTACAACGTGCTCGGACGAAACGCGAAGGACGCCGCGGACGCCCTGAGCGGCGTCAAGGGCGAGATGTCCGAGTCCCTGCAGCGCGCCAAGGAACTGGCCGCGGCACAGAACCCTTCCGGCAAGGCGCTGAGCGCGTACGACAAGCTCAAGCTCGCGGTGGGCGGTCTCGCCGACCGTACGGCCGATGCCGACCAGCGGACCCGGGCCCTGAAGGAGTCCCTCGACCTGCTCTCCGGCGGGTCGGTCAGCGTCCAGGCCGCCCAGGCCCGCCTCAACGAGGCGATCCTCACCGCCACCGACTCCGTCGACGACCAGATCAAGAAGAGCGGCAGCTACGGCAGCAAGTTGCTCGGGCTCAACGGCACGCTCAACACGACCAGCCGCAACGGACAGCAGCTCTTCAACAGCCTGAACAACATCTCCGACGCGGCGGCCAGCAGCTCCATCGCCGCCTTCGACTTCGCGCAGAAGCAGGGCAAGGACCTTCCCGCCTCGCTCAAGACCGCTCGCACGGAGATGGACAAGGCCCGCACCGCAGCCCTCGCCCTGCTCAAGCAGTACGGCATCACCGGCACCAAGGCCGAGCAGGTCGCCGACTCCATGGGGCTGATCCCCGGCCAGGTGTCCATCCTCCTGCAGACAGAGGGCGTGGACGAGGCGCTCGCGGAGCTGCTCGCCGTCCAAGCCGAGTACGCACGCTTCCCCGACAAGCGCACCATCACGGTCAACGCACTGGGCGAGGACGCACAGAAGGAGCTCAAGGCCCTCGGGTACGCCATCAAGCTCATCCCGGGCACCCGCGAGTACAAGATCACCGCCCCGACCGTCGGCGCACGCCGGCAACTCGACGCGCTGATCGCCAAGATGTCCGCCGTCCCGGACAAGTCCGTCGAGGTGACCGCCCTGACCAAGGGCGGCATCGCCAACCTGAAGACGCTGCAGGAGAAGATCGCCGGCACCAAGGGGCGGACCGTCACGATGACGACCCTGACGGCCGACGCCCGGGCCCGTCTCGAAGAGCTGGGCTTCAAGATCCGCAACACCAAGGGCAAGAAGGTCGAGATCACCATCCCGACCGGCGGCCCCACCTCGGCCGTGTCCACCATCCAGGGCGCCATCAACAACATCTCCGGCCGAACCATCGGCATCGGCGTGCGACTGGCGGCGACCTCCTGGGACACCGACGGCAACGGAGTCCCAGACCTGATCCAGAGGCAGGCCCGCGGGTCGGTCATGGACTTCTACGCCGCAGGCGGCATCCGCCACTTCGCGGCCGGCGGCACCTCTCCGGGTGACCTCCCGAACCGGCACGTCGCCCAGATCGCCCCGGCCGGCTCCTACCGGGTGTGGGGGGAGAGCGAGACTCAGGGCGAGGGGTACGTCCCCTTCAGAGCCTCGGCCCGCCCCCGCTCCCGCCGGATCACCGAGGAGATCGTCCGGCGTCTCGGCGGAGACCCCTCCGGCATCTCCTGGTACGCCGACGGCGGCCTGTCCGACTTCACCTACACCCCGGCCTCCTACACCACGGTCTCCTCCATCGCGGGGGAGTCGCAGGACAAGAAGGGCCGCTTCTCCCTCTCCCTGTTCACGAAGAAGCTGCGCTCCAGCACCAAGGCGATGTCCCGCTGGCGCAAGGACCTGTCCACCGTCGCCGCCCGGGCCGGGACCGACGTCGCCAAGGCTCTCGAGGAGATGGGGGAGGACGGCGTCGCCCTCACCCGGAAGATGGCCACCGGGTCGAGCAAGTACGTCAAGCAGATGTCCAAGGACCTGCTCGCGCTCGCGGCGGCATCCAAGGCGAGCCTCGGCGACTACACCGGTCAGCTCAAGACCGCCGTGAAGGACCAGAACGCCTTCCAGCAGAACCTCGCCAAGCTGGCGGCGTCCGGGTACGGCGACCTCGCCGCGCGCCTGGCCGAGCAGGGCGACCAAGACGCGGCCGACCTCGCCTCCCAGGCGGTGAAGGACAAGAAGAAGGCGAAGGCCGCCAACGACGCCTCGAAGTCGGCCGGCGCCACACTCTCCGACGAGCAGCTCGCCACCCTCGTCCAGATCATCAGCGCCACCAAGTCGAAGACCACCGGCATCCACGCCATCGCCGACGCCACCGGCCTCGACGAGGAAGACATCATCGCGGTCGCCACCAAGGCCAAGTCCCAGATCAGCAAGGCGCTCGGCTCCCGGGCGGCGAAGCTGCTCTCCGACCTGGGCAGGGCCGGGAAGGGCCTCTCGTACGAGGACGGCGGCATCCGGGAGGGCATCTACTCCACCAGCGGCGGCCTGGTGCGCTTCGCCGAACCCAGCACCCGCGGCGAGGCGTACGTGCCGCTCGGCCTGAACAAACGCAGCCGGGCCACCGCCGTCCTCGACGACGTCGCCGGCCGCTTCGGCTACAGCCTCACCGGACTGCAGGACGCCGCCGCCGGCCGCGTCCAGGTCGTCGTCATCCAGCAGGCCGCCCCGCTGATCGAGAACCAGACCATCCAGATCGACCGGCCCGGAGCCACCGAGCAGCAGATCGCAGCCGCAGTCGGCTACCAGGTACGCCGCGCCCAGCGGGGAGGGGTGCGCCGCCGATGAACGCCAACCTGCAGGACTACCAACACGAGCTCGGCGGAGTCGTCATCGGCACCCGGACACCCGTACCGATCGCCGCGATCGAGGGACTGGGCCGGGCCGAGGTCCGCACCGCCGACGTGGAGCCGCCGGCCTCCGATGGCATCTGGCTCGGCGCCGACTACTACTCCGGGCGCACCGTCCGCATCGACGCGGCCATCAGGACACCCGGTGAGCCCGGCCGGGCGCTGGACATCCTCGCCGACCTCCAGCGAATCCACGACGACACGAAGCTGCGCCTGACCGGCGGCGCCACCACCGAGCTGCGCGTGAAGTTCCCAGGCCGGGACGTGCGCGTCCTGCTGGGCCGGCTGCGCAAATGTGAGCCGGACCTCGCCTCGCTCGTACACGGATGGATTCCGCTCGACCTCGAGTTCGTGGCCGCCGACCACCTCTACTACGGCGAGGACCTCCAGCGCACCACCATTCCCCTCGGGGTGATCTCCGACGGCGGCTTCACCGCCCCCGTGGTCGCGCCCATCATCGTCAACCCGGCCCCCGGCCAGCCGATGCGTCCCGGCATCATCGACGTCGCCGGCAAGGCCCCCACCTGGCCCGTCCTGCGCATCACCGGGCCCTGCGCCCATCCGGTGATCACCCACGTCGAGACCGGCCGACGCCTGGAGACAACCGCCACCATCCCGGCCGGCGACTGGGTCGAGATCGACACCCGCCCCACCTGGCGCTCCGTGCTGCGCCGCAACGGCGGCAACGTCCCGCTGACCGGCACCAGCCGCCTGGACACCTTCAGCCTGCCGCCCGGCCGCAGCGAACTGCGCTGGACCGCCACCGACCCCACCAACACCGCCCGCCTCGCCGTCTCCTGGCGGCCGGCCTGGCCCACCCTCTGAGAGGAGCGAACTGATGACCCTGGCCCAGGCGCCCCTGCTCACCAACGGCGCGACCCACTCTGCCCAGACCTTCAGGATGATGATCCGCGACCTGGCCCGCGGCTCCGAGGGCGTAACCGAGGGCAACGACCTCAAGGTCACCCCGCTGACCGTCCCCGCCGGCGGAGTCCTCGTCGGGGACGGGTCCGGCATCGTCCGCGGCCGCGCCGCGGCCTGGCAGGGCCACTACACCGCCTACAACATCGGCACGGCGCCGGTGAACATCGCCCCCACCGGGGCCACCGCGCGCACCGACATGGTGCTGCTGCGCGTCCTGGACCCCGAGTACGAGGGCAACCGAGACCCGGCGAGCGATCCGGTGGTCTTCTTCGACGTCGCCTCCGGCGTCTCCTCGACCGCGACGGCCCCGCCCGCCGGGTACTCCGCGATCCCGTTGGCCCGCATCAACATGCCGGCCAACACGGGCACCATCACTGCCGCGATGATCACCGACCTGCGGCGGATCTGTAACCCCCGCAAGGACCGCACCCTGTACAGCGCGTTCCCGGGCGCGGCCAGCGACCTGACGTACTCCGACAACAAGTGGCACAACTGGCCCGCCGCCGCCGGGTGGAACATCAGCGTGCCCTCCTGGGCGGTGTCGGCAAAGGTCATGGTCACGATCGCCGGCCTGCGGATGACCAAGGCAGACGTCTACGCCAAGATGCAGACCGTCCTGGGCACCGGCAGCGCAGCCGTGCTCGGCGAGGACACCTTCATCGACGACGACCAGGGCACCGGCACGCGCCGCAACACGGTCGTCCTGGGCGACAACCTGGGCGTGCCGACCGCAATGCGTGGCACCACACAGCGCCTCGCCCTGCAGACCTACATGTACAAGTCGCCCACCGGGGACCTGCGCGTGGACGCCGGAACGTCGATCTTCGCGGACGTCGAGTTCACCGAGGGCATCGTCTGATGGCCCAGTACCGGTACCTCGCCCAACACGCCCTCACCGGTGAGATCGTCGCCACCGACATCCCGCTGACCGACGTGGAGTTCGGGCCCGAGCTGAATGGACCCGGCTCGCTCACCGCGAAGCTGTCCCCGCGCTTCGCCAGGACCCTGCCGCAGATCTACGACGAGGGCGTCACCCTGCTCTACGCCGAGCGCGACGGGTTCCTGCGATGGGGTGGCCTGCTGTGGCAGGCCACCCCAGAAGACCGGACCCTGTCCCTGGAGGCGGCCAGCTGGTCGTCGTATCTCCAGCGCCGCCACGACGTCCACGGAGAACTCAACGGCCGCGGCCCGTACGTGAACGCCGATCCGTGCAAGGTGATCCGGGACATCTGGGCGTACGCGCAGTCGCTGCCGGACGGCAGCCTCGGCGTGCTCGTCGACGCCACCACCTCCACCGCGAAGGTCGGCACCACCGCCGAGCCGCTGAAGTTCTCCTGGTGGGAGGAACCCGTCCTCGGCGACGCCGTCGACGACCTCGTCTCGGCCGACGACTCCCCGGACTACACCTGCGACTCCGCATGGGGCAGCGACGGAAAGATCGTGCGCCGGGTCCGCCTGGGCTACCCGAGGCTCGGCGCACGGCGCAGCGACATCTCCTTCACCAGCGGCATCAACATCCTCGACGCGCCGCCGGTGCCGCGGTCGGCCGACGAGTACGCCAACACCGTCATCGCCACCGGCGCGGGCGAGGGCCGCTCCAAGCGCCGGCACATCGACAGCGTCCGCGACGGCCGCCTGCGCATGGAAACCGTCCTGGCCCTGCCCGGAGTCAAGGGCACCGACATCCTCGCCAAGCGGGCCGTCGCCGAGCGTCAGCGCCGACAGATCCGCGGCACCGTCGAGCAGATCCGCATCCAGCCCGACCACCCCGCCGCCCCGCTCGGCTCCTTCCAGGTCGGCGACGACGTCTACACCACGATCCGCAACGACTGGACCACCTACACCGGCTGGTCCCGAGTGGTGGGCTGGCGCGTGCGCCCCGGCGGCGACGAAGGCGAGAGCGTCACCGTCGACCTCGCGCGCGCCGACTCCTTCCACTACGGGTCGGTGGCAGCATGAGCAGCTTCGACATCGGCGCCCGCCTGGCCGCCCTGGAGAAGCAGGTCGCCAGCCTGCAGCGCTCCACTCGGCTCGGCAACTCCTCCCTCGAGGACGCCGCCCTGCAGGTCTACGACCAGGAGGGCTCGCTGCGCGCCGTCATCGGTCAGCAGCAGGACGGCACCAGCGGAGTCACCGTCGTCAACGGCCCGCCCCCGCCCGTGCCGGCCGCGCCGACCGTGCTGCCCTCCCTCAGCGGTGTGGCCGCCACCTGGACCGGCACGTTCGTGGACGCCGTGGCGGCCCCGCTGGACTTCTCCCGCATCGAGATCCACACCACCGCCACCCCCGACACCCCGCTGGGCACCGCGACGCTGATGGCCACGCTGGAATCCCCGCGCGGCGGCACAGTCCTGGTCACCGCGGCCCAGCCGGTGTACGTCCGGCTCGTCGCCCGCAACACCTCCGGCACCGCCTCCGAGCCGTCGGCCGCGGTCGGCCCGGTCGGCCCGGCCTCGGTGGTCGCCGAGGACATCCTCGACGGCATCGTCAACGAGGCGAAGCTCGCCGACGAAGCGGTCAGCCGGATGAAGATGCAGATCGGCGCCGTCGGCTACAACCAACTCGGCATCGGCACCGGAAACCTCGTTCCCGACCCCGGCTTCGAAGGGCCGCTCACCGACGCCCTGGTGGCGGCCACCCCAGGCTGGTCGCTGGCCGCCGGCAACAACTCTCCGCGCGCGCTGCGGGTCAGCGCTGTCAGCGCGGCGCCGGCCAGCCCGTCCATCGAGCTGACCGAACTGCCCGTCTCGCCCGGTGACCGCTTCTTCCTCGGCTTCGACGCCCGCGTGTCCGCCGACTGGAAGGCCGACTCCGTCCGCTTCTTCCTGCGCTGGTTCGACGCGGCGGGCAGCATCCTCGGTCACGGCATCGTCCAGGGCGTCCCCGCCGCAGGGGGCGCCTGGGCCCGCTACAGCGGCCAGCAGCAGGCCCCGGCGCAAGCCATCCGGGCCACGCTGCAGCTCCAGAGCTATCTGGGCACCGCCGGGACCGCCGACTTCGACAACGTCGAGCTGCGCACCGTCGTCGGCGCGGGCATGGTGCTGGCCGACTCCATCGGCACACCGGAGCTGACCGCTGGATCGGTCACCGCGGAGAAGGTCGCCGCGAAGACCCTCACCGCCCGGGAGGTCAAGGCGCTGTCCCTGACGGGCAACGAGATCGCCGCGAACACCCTGACGGCCGGCCACATCAAGGCCGGAACCCTCAGCGCCGACCGGCTGGCCCTCGGTGTCGACGGCAACGTCATCGGTGACCCGAGCTTCGAGGGCGAGGCCAGCGTCCAGCGCGTCGCGGGCAACACCTACTGGTCGATCGTCACCCCGGGCTCCACCACGCCCACGGCCGTCCGGGTCAACGCCGCGGCGAACACGCCCACCAGCCGTACGCTCACCCTGGCCACCCTGCCCGTACTGCCCGGCCAGAAGGTCTACCTCAGCATCGACTACCTGGCCTCGGCGGACTGGGCCGGATCGAGCCTCAGCATCGTCGCCCAGTGGCTGGACGGTAGCGGTGCCCCCCTCGGCAGCAGCACCATGACCGCCACAGCCGCAGGAGGCGTCGTCCGGGACACCTGGACCACCCTGGCGGGCGTCCCGGCCAACGGCTCCCCGGCCAACACGACACAGATGCGCGTGTTCCTGGAAACGCTCGACTCCACCGCCGGCACCGTCACCTACGACAACGCCGAGTGCCGGATGGTCGTCGCCTCCGGCACCGAAGGCGCCCGCGCCGAGCTGTCCCCGCTCGGCATGCGACTGTACGACGAGGACGGCGAGGAGGCAGTCTCCCTCGTCACGGGCGCCCCGAACTACGTCACGCTGCGCACGGCGGGCGAGTCGGTGGCCACCATCGACCAGGCCGGCGTCGCCTCCTTCCAGTCCCTGAACGTTGCCGACAGCCTCACCTGGCGCGGCGATGACCTGGCGCGCTACCTCTACCAGGCACCGCGCGGCATCCAGGCGATCGACTACCAGGTCACCGCGGTCACATCCACTGGAACCGAGATGGGCTACGTCGAACTCGCCTTCGACGCTGAGGCCGACCGCATGTACCGGGTCACCTTTGACGCCTATGCCGACCCGTCCGTGGCTGGGGGCGAAGTCGTCGTCTACTTGCGCGACGGTGGTGACGCCGCACCCACGATCACCTCGCCGCAAGTCCAGTCCGTCATCTACCCGATGCCTCTCGCCGGATTCCGCCGCGTTCGCCTGGAGGACGTCCGGCCTGGCGAGTCGTGGGGCGCTGGTACCCACCGGTTGCTGATCTCCTTCAAGAACCAGTCGTCACCAGCCGGCGCGACAGTACGGCTGCTCGGCGGCAGTACGAACCGTGGGTTCCTCTACGTGGAGGATGTGGGACCGCTGGTCCCTGAGACCGGGCGATACAACACGGCAGGCGGCAGTACCAGCGAGCCCGCGCCCACCACGCCGGCGCCGAAGAAGTACACCAGAACCTACAACGCCACCTGGTCGGGCTCCTACGCACGTCGCTCCGGGTACAACTCGTACTACGGCAACCAGATGATGCAGGGCTACTACAGCTCCACCAACGGCACCCAGGCCAGCCTGTGCGGTTTCGGCGGCACCCTCGCCTCGGACCTGTCCGGCGCCACGATCAACAAGGCCGAGCTCTACCTCTACTTCGCGCACTGGTACTCCAACGCCGGCGGAAAGGCCGTCATCAAGGCGCACGGGCTGACGTCCCGGCCCTCCACCTTCTCCAGCGACAGCGAGTCCATGACCGTCAGCTGGTCCAGGAATCAGGGGAAGTGGGTCGACATCACGTCGATCTTCGACAGCACCAAGTGGAGAGGGATCGCGCTGGACCCCAACTCCACCTCCAGCACGTACTACGGGCGGGCCCGCGGCGTGGGGGAGAGCTACGCCCCCCAGCTGCGCGTGACGTACACGAAGTGACCCAACAGCGCCCTCCCCCGCGACTCGACGCGGGGGAGGAGCCCACCGGGCAGCCCATATCATTGATCACGGCACTGAAGGGCGACCCTCCGCCCGCACGCCAGCCGCTCACGCGGTCCGCACCACACCCCGAGGGATCCTCCGGCCGCTGACACGCGCAGCGCGCCGGCCGGACACCGCCCTTCACAGGGCGCGGGGAGAAGCGGACCAACCGGTGCCCACCACAGACGGCGTGCTCGTACGCCACTACACCCCACACCCGGCGCTCGGCCGCCACCAGGTCCTCGACGCGCGCTCGCTGGCCTACCGCCGGCACCACCGCGGCGAGGCACTGCGTGCGGTCCGCTGGCAGCCGACCATCCCCGTACTGAACCAGCAGGACCTGTACGCCCAAGGCATCCGGACCTCCGCCGTCGTACCCGGCGCCCACGACGTCGACGCGGTCGGCTCGTGCACCGCGAACGCCGCAGCGGCAGCGCTGTCCGTCCTTCTCGGCCCCGACGCCTTCGACCGGGCCGACCTTCCCACCACTGACGCGGTGCAGGCCGAGATATGGGCGATCCGCCTGTACGCCGAGGCCACCGCCGTCGACGAGTTCGTCCCGTACCAGTGGCCGCCTGCTGACAGCGGCAGCTCCGGCCTCGGCGTCGCCCGCGCGCTCAAGTCGAGGGGCCTGATCAGCTCCTACACCCACGCCCTGAACAGCGACACGCTCGCCGCCGCCCTGCAAGAGGGGCCTGTGCTGCTCGGACTGCCCTGGTTCAACGCCTGGTTCACTCCCGGCCCCAACGGCTTCGTCGACTCCGTTCCGTACTGGCGTACCTCCGGGCTCGCCGGCGGCCACGAGGTATGCGCGATCGGCCTCGAGCAGGTCGCGCAGTACCCCGACGGCCGGGTCATCCCGGAACGCACCGTCCTGCGGCTGCGCAACTCCTGGGGCCCGGAATGGGGCCACGACGGCGACTTCCTCCTGCGCCTGTCCACCTACGTCGCACTGCGCAAGCAGATCGACGCCATCCAACTCCACCCCTGACGAGGAGCGTCATGACCACCTTCCACGCTGCCGTCGTCCACCCGGACCAGTCCGTCACCTACTGCGGCGAGGTCGACCAGGAGCACGTCGACGAGGCACGAGCCATCGCCGCCATCGAGGCCACGCCGCGCTTCACCCGCGAGCACCCGAGCCGCCCCGGCTCGCTGTTCGTGCTGCGCGAGGACGGCGACCTGGACTGGTACGAGCCGGTGGGTGCCGAGCCCTTCATCGTCCGGGCCCCGGACACCGACCCGCCCGCCAGAGCCGACTCACCGACCGCCGACGACCTGCCGGGAGCCGGTGAACTGCCGCGCGGCGCCACCGGCACCGTGTGGATCTCCGGCGCGATCCGGCTCGGCGACGGCGTCATCGGCGGCGCGATGGACACCCCCGGCAACCCGCCGAGGGTCGTACACCACACCACCGAGTCCCCGGCCGGCGGCAAGTACCTCGAGTCGATCGGCTCGTACCTGATCCGGGTGGCCTCCGAGCCGCAGCTCATCTACTGCCCGGTCACGGACCGGGTCGGGCAGTTCGGGCCGCTGAACCAGTCCGGCCGGGCGCTGCGCAACGACGGCTCGCGCCGGACCAACAGGGAGGGCCGCGTCTGCATCCAGATCGAGGTCCTCGGCCGTGCCGCGCAGCCGTGGACCACGAACTGGGACTCCGGGAAGAAGCCGGGCTGGCGGAAGATCCTGGCCGCCGCCCGTTCCTGGGGTGTCCCCGACGCGTGGCCGGCCGGTGCGCCGCCGAAGTACCCCGGCGGCTCCTCGGCCCGCTCGCGCAGCACCTGGCAGAACAAGGGCGGCCACTTCGCCCACGCTCACATCCCGGGCAACGACCACGGCGATCCCGGTGCGGTCGACACCCGAAAGATCCTGGGCGGATCGGGCGACACCACGCCGGCGCCCAGCAAGCCCGCCAGCAAGGACGCCTTCCCCGGTGCCGGAGCCTTCGGTCCGGGCGCCAACAACGCCCACGTCACCCGGCTGGGCACCATGCTCATCGCCCGCGGCGGCAAGCGCTTCTACTCCGTCGGCGCCGGCCCGCGCTGGAGCGACGCCGACCGTAAGGCGACCGCCGCCTTCCAGCGGGCGCAGGGGTGGAGCGGCGCGGACGCCGACGGCATCCCCGGCCCGACCACCTGGGACCTGCTGGTCACCGGTCGCGGCAAGAACATCCCGGCCGCCACCAAGCGCACGGTCAGCGTCGCCCACCTGGTCGCCGCCGCCAAGGCCGACATCCCCGCCCCGGACGGCCACACCACCCACCCGGGCGAGGTCGCCCCCGTAGAGCAGGCCCTTGTTGCCGAGGGCCTGCTCGACCGCCAGTACGCCGACGGCTCCTTCGGCACCAAGACCCGGACCGCCTACGCCGCCTGGCAGCGCAGCAAGGCCGGCGGCTCCTACACCGGCGCCGCAGCCGACGGCATCCCTGGTCTGGCCTCCCTGAAGCGCCTGGCCGCGCGCCACAACTTCACCGCCACCCCCTGACAACACACTCCAAGGAGAACGCACATGTCGCAGTCCACGGCCCCGTCCGGTCCCAGCCTGCTCGCCGACGTTGCCGAGCGCACCGTCCTGACCTATGTCGAGGCGTTCCTCGGCCTCCTGCTCGCCGCGGCGACCACCGACGTCGTGAACCTGTCCTTCCTGCAGTCCGCCGCCGTCGCCGCGATCCCCGCCGGCCTCACGGTCGTCAAGTCCGCCATCGGCAGTCACCTGGGACAGGTCGGCACCGCCTCCTGGCTGCCGGCGAAGAACGACGCGGGCAGCCTTCCGCCCCTGAACTGATCAGCCACTAGGAGAGCCATGCCCGAGGGAGAAGTCGCACTCGAACTGTCGGAACTCCGGCGCTCCCTCGAGGTCGGGCTGGCACGCATCGACGGCCAACTGGCCCTCAACTTCCAGCGATCCGACCAGATCGACAAGGACGTCGAAGACCTCCAAACGCGAGTCGCCGCCCTGGAACGGGCCCGCTGGCCCCTGCCCACCCTCAGCGTCCTCATCGCCCTGGGCTCCCTCGCCCTCGGCGCCTGGGGCGCGCTGGGCAAGTGACCTCGCCCCCGATCCAAGGAGCCACCCCGTGACCCGGCCCGATGCCATCTGGGGAGCCCTGCTGCTCACCGGGGCGGCCTACGAGCTGTTCGCCATCAAGAACCGCCTCGCCGGAGACACCCTCTCCGAGCGCCTGCGGGAGTGGCTGCGCACTCGTACCCGCCCCGGCCGGGCGGTCTTCCTGACTGCCTGGCTCGCCCTGGCCATCTGGTTCCCCCTCCACATCACCGACGTGCTCTGACCACCCACACCGAAGGAGTCCCACATGCGTCTTCGTCACGCCGCAGCTGCGGCCGTCGCCGCCGCCGCCCTCATCTTCACGACGGCCACCAGCGCGTCCGCCACGCACGCCGACGGCGGCAGCGTCGTCGATCCCACCCGCGGCGCCGCCGCCTGGTTCAAGCACGACGGGGACGTCTTCTGGTCCATGGACACCAAGGCCGACGGCCACTCCGCCGTCACCCGTGTCTACGTGCCCTCCGTCGGAATCGCCGACAACTTGTGGAACCCCGACGGCAACGGGGCGGCCCGCTACAAGAGCTACGGCTCTACCATCCCGGAGGGCACCGTCGTCTACTACCAGGCGTGCATCGGCGAACACGGGACGTACACGATCCTCCAGTGCACACCCGGCTGGGGAAAGGCGTTCGCCTGA